TACTAATTCTATAGGACTTGGAACAACTGCATCAGGTACAACAGGAGTTATATCATATCCAGTTAGACCTTATTTTAATGTATTAGGATTTCAATTTCAAGAACAAAATGGAATTATAACACCTATGAATAAACAATCTGTTGCTTGGTTTAATGCAACTACAAACACTTGGATTGTTCCTACAGGTGTAAATTATATATTTGTAAAAATGTGGGGTGCAGGTGGAGGTGGCGGAATGTATGGTGGTTGGAGGCAAGGTTCTTTAGGTGGTTCAGGTGGATTTAGTCATGGTATTGTACCAGTTGTTCCTGGAACAACTATTACAATAAAACCTGGTGAAAGAGGACTTACACCTGATAATAATCCACATTATTCATTTCCAGATGGAGGTTCATCTGCAACAAGTAATGCAGATAATAGATATGCTTCTGGAGGAGGTGGTTCTTCTAGTATTATTGTTCCATCAATTAGTAGTTCGCCATGTATGTATGCAGGAGGTGGCGGAGGAGGAGGTTCATGTAATGGTTATTCTTTAAATAATGGAGGCCCAGGTGGTGGATTAGTAGGAGGAACAGCAGCACTAAATCTATATACAACTGGTTTTGGAGGTTCAGGCCCTGCAGGTCAAGGAGGTACACAATCTTCAGGTGGTACTGCAGGTACAGGAAATAGTGCAAATAATGGTCAAGCAGGATCACTAGGTCAAGGTGGTACATTTCAAAATGCTAATCCTTATGGTGGTGGTGGAGGTGGTGGTTATTATGGTGGAGGTTCTGGTGCTTATACAAATGGAAATTCGATGGGCGGAGGAGGTGGAGGATCAGGTTATTTGCACCCAAGTTTAATTATGGCAGCAACTTATACAGGATCAGCAAGACAACCTGCATTTTTTTTCGATCCTGATTTAACACAAGATGGTTTATATTGGTACGGACATGGAGGTGATGAAGCATGTTATGGTGGTCCTGGAGTTATAGTATTTTATTATTAGGATAATATATGACAATATATAATTTATTAGCAGGTGCTGGGGGTTTAATTTTTGTAAATGCTACTGGTGGTTCTCTTTCTACACAAACAATAGGATTACAAACATTTAACGTTCATACATTTACATCAAATTCAACACTTACAATTACACAAGCTGCTCCAACAGGAGCAACAGTTGATGTTTTTGGTTGGGGTGCTGCTGGTGGTGCAGGAGGAAGAGGTGGAAATGGAGGTGGAGGTTCTTTTGCAAGAACCGCAGCTTTACCTGTTAGTTTAAATGATACATTAAATGTTTATGTTGGAGGTGGAGGTGGAGCCGGAAACGGTGGTTGTATTAATGGTGGTCAAGCAGGCGGTGGAAGCGGATATGGAAGAGGAGGAAATAGTTGGGGTGCAGGAGGAAGTGGTTGTTCTTGTTCCGGAGGTGCTGGAGGAGGTGGTTGCCATCTTTTTAGAGGTAGTACATGTATTTGGTGTGCCGCAGGAGGAGGTGGTGCAGGTTCAGGAGAAGACGGAGGAGGCGGCGCAGGTGGAGGCGGAGATTCAGGAGGTAGTTCAGGATCTTGTGGAAATGGCCCACCAGGATCACCTGGAGGAAATACAGGAAATTATAACGGAGGCGATGGTGGCGCTTATGCACCAGTAGATGAAAGTGGTGCCGGTGGAGGAGGTGGAGGTTTTTGGGGAGGGTTAGCTGGAAACAATTCAGGAAATGATAGTTGCGGTCAAACAGGTGGTGCCGGCGGAAGTAGTTATGCAACTACAATAGTTGCAGGCACAAATGGAGGTTCGTGTGGTCAATCCAGTGATTCTACAATACAAGCATTTAATGGTGGAAATTATGGAAATGCAAATAGTCAACAAGGTTTAGTTATAATAAGATATAGGATAAGATAATGAGTAGTATAGTTGCAAAATTTAATGAAGATACATCTAAATGGTCAATTAGTATACCCAATTTAAATCCTGATGATCCTTATTGGGATTTTATTACAGTTAAAATAGGATTTTATTCAGAAACAAATAGTATAGTAGAATTTGATGATTTATCTTATGGTTTTGATATTATATTTAATGAAAAAATTATTGCAACAAAAAAATGGCCAATTGTTGAAGGATTAAAACATGTTTATCAACCACACGAAGATCAAGAATTTTTGCAAATATCTTATGTTAAATTATTACCTAAATTAACATATACTATAAAATTATGGTGTAATCATAATAATGAATATACTGAAAGTACTGCAACATTTCAAACACCAACTCCTCCTGATTATGTTACGCAATATAAAAAAGTTTATGGTAAAGATCCAGATAATTTAAATTCTTAATATTAAACTTTAAAAAACATTATAAATATACACATGCCAAATTACGATGCTTCTTTAACTAATAATAGTAACCGTATTACAAGACAGTATATTGATTTGGATTTAGATTTTGGAAGAAATGTAGTTACAAATGATATTAATAAATTAACGGACGTTGAAGCAGTTAAAAGAAGTGTTAGAAATTTAATAAACACATCGCATTTAGATAGACCGTTCCATCCTGAAATTGGTTCAGATGTTAGATTATTATTATTTGAAAATATAACTCCACTAACTGCTTTAAATCTTCAAAGAAAAGTACAAGAAGTTTTAGTTAATTTTGAACCAAGAATTAAATTAGTTCAGATATTAGCAAATCCCGATATTGATAATAACTCTTATAATTTAACTACCACCTTTTATATTATAGGTAGTTCGGAACCAGTAGTAGTAGAAACATTTTTAGAAAGACTAAGATAACATGGCAAGTACTAAATTAGAAGTATCAGATTTTGATTTTGATGCAATAAGAGCAAATCTTAAAACATTTTTACAAAATCAAACAGAATTTTCAGATTATAATTTTGAAGGTTCTGGTATGTCAGTTCTTTTAGATATATTAGCTTACAATACACACTATCTTGGTTATAACGCTAACATGTTAGCAAATGAAATGTATTTGGATAGTGCAGATATAAGAAAAAATATTGTTTCAATTGCAAAAGGTTTAGGATATGTTCCTTCATCGGTTACTGCACCTACTGCTCAAATTAATGTAGTAGTTAATGGAGCAACAGGTTCTTCTTTAACTATGCCCGCTGGAACATCTTTTTCAACTACAGTAAATGGTGTAAATTTTCAATATCTAACTATAGAAGATATTGATGCAACAATTGTAAATGGAGTTTATTCTTTTAATAATGTAAATATTTACGAAGGTACACTAGTAACATATCGTTATATTGTAAATTCTACAGATCCTGATCAAAAATTTATCATTCCAAGCATATATGCTGATATGTCAACTTTAAATGTAGCTGTACAAACCAGTGCTACTGATACAACAGTAAGAATTTTTTCAGAATTAGATGTTAATGCAATTCAAGCAAGCACAATTTTTTATCCTGATACAGATGTAGGGCCAGATAGTTTAATTTATTTAAAAGAAGAAACGGAAGATGGTAGATTTAGAATTTATTTTGGTGATAATGTAATTGGAAAAAGTTTAGATGATGGAAATATTATTATTTTACAATATATAGTTACAAATGCTACCTTATCAAATGGTGCAACTACATTTACTATTAATAATGCAATTCAAGGTTATTCAAATATAACTGTAACTACTGTTACAAATTCATTTGGTGGTGCATTAGCAGAATCAAAAGAATCTGTTCGATATAATGCTCCTTTATTTTATGGAACTCAAAATAGAGCAGTAACATATTATGATTATGAAGCGTTAACTAAAAAATTAGTTCCTGCTGCTATTTCAATAAAAGCATGGGGAGGAGAAAATGATGAATATCCGAATTATGGAACTGTAAAAATTGCAATCAAATTAGATAATGATCAATCATTAACAGTTGGCGCACAAACATTAATCACAAATGCTTTAAAAAATTATAACATAGCTTCAATCAGACCAGTTATAGTAGAACCTACAACAACATATGTAGTTTTAACAAGTACTATATTATATAATGCAGCATTAACTTCTAAAACTTCTGATAGTATTCTTTCTCTGGTACTTTCAAACTTAAATGATTATAACGATAATACTTTACAAAGATTTGATTCTGTATTTCGTTATTCTAAAGTAACAAGATTAATAGATGAAACAGATACGAGTATAGATTCAAATATAACAACACTTCTTATAAAACAAAGGGTAACTCCTTCTTTAGGAAATACTTCATCTTATACATGTTATTTTAGAAATACTTTATATAATCCTGTTGTTGGTTATAATTCAATAAATGGTGGAATATTATCTTCTACTGGATTTATGATTAATGGCGATACTACTAATACATATTATTTAAATGATGATGGTAATGGAAATATTAGATTATATACTTTAGTAGCATCATCAGGTTCAACATCTGCAATTAGTTATAAAAATTTAACTCAAGGTACAATTGATTATACAACTGGTACAGTTCAAATTAATAATTTAAATGTTACAAGTGTTTCTTCTATAAACAATTTAAGTAATGATTACTTTGAAGTTACTGTTAAACCTTATTCAAATGATATAGTTCCGGTTAGAGATCAAGTAGTTGAAATAGATTTTGTAAATTCAAATATAACTGTTGAAAAAAATACTTATGTTGGAGGTTCATCTGTTACTACTACAGGAGTAGTTACAACGTCCAGAAGTAATTAGTCATGGCATTTTTTAATCAAAAAATATCAAATTTAGTTACTACTCAATTACCTGAATTTGTAGTAGAAGATCACCCAAAATTTGTAGAATTTTTAAAAGCGTATTATACGTTTATGGAGGCTTCTTTATTAGAAGTTACAGATGTTCAAACAACAGATGGTATACAATTAGAATCTCAAACAGGACAATCAAATTTATTATTATTAGATGCCTCTGGAGTACAATCAGAAGTTACTTTAAAAGATGCTGGAGAAAAATTAATTTATGAAAGTTCTTCATATGGAAAATTTACAATAGGTGAAATTATACAAGGTCAAACATCAGGTGCTACTTCTACAGTTTTATCAGTAGATATTAATCTTTCAACAAACACAGGTAAAATTTTTATATTAGCACAAGATAAATTTTTGCAAAACGAAATTATATTAGGACTATCATCAAATGCTTCTGCAGTAATAAACACTTATAAACCAAATCCAGTTACAAACATTCAACAACTTTTAAATCTTAGAGATGTAGATAATACGTTAGATAGTTTTTTAACTCATTTTAGATATGAATTATTAAACACTTTACCTGAAGGATTACAATCAAATGTTAATAAAAGATCATTATTAAAAAATGCCTATTATCTTTATAATCTAAAAGGAACATCAGTTGGTAATGATATATTTTTTAGAATATTATTTAACGAAAAAGCAGAAACAACATATCCTAGAGATAATATATTAAGAGCATCAGATGGTATATGGAAGCAAAATAATATTATACGAGTATTAGATAACATAGGTGATACCTATAATTTAATTAATAGACAAATATATGGTATAGATTCTTTTGCAACAGCAATTGTAGAATCAATTACAAAAATTATAGTTGCTGGCCAAATAATAACAGAATTAGTATTAGATTCTAATAATATAAATGGTACATTTATTGTGGGAGAAACCGTAAGAGGAACGGCAACAGATACAGATGATAATTATATTTTTGCAACTGTACAAGGAATTCCTACACAAGTAACAATTACAGATTCTGGTTCATTATATAATTTAAATGAATTAATTGATGTTAATACAGGAAATAACGCTTTAATTGAAACAGATATATTAAGTTCAGGAAGTATTGACACAATAATAATAGATAATTCAGGAATAAATTACAAAATTGGTGATCAATTAATTTTTAATAATATCAATTCAACAGGTAATTCTGCAGCAGGATTTGTAAGAATTGTAAATGGAGGAATTGCAAATCAAGATAATTCAGGAACTAGAATTATTTTAGAAGATGCTACTACAGATGGCGATAACTATGCTGGAAATGTTATAGTTCAAGAAACAGCAAGCGGATCAGGCGACATAACAGATATTTTCATAGCAAATCCCGGATTAAATTATACAAGTTTACCTTCTATTACAATTTCTTCTTCATCAGGCGTAGGAGCAAAATTAAAATGTTATGGAAAAAATATTGGATCTGTTTTAACTACAAAAATATTAGAATTAGGTTCAGGTTATACGCAAACGCAAGTACCATTAACGTTTAAAACAAATTTAATTTTAACAACAGTCACATCTAATTTTATAGTAGGAGAAACAGTAACTGCAAATGATGGGCCTACAGGTACTGTTGTAAGTTTTAGTTCAACAACTGGATTATTAATTTTAAAAAATGTTTCTAATGCTTTTACAAATTCATCATCAATAATTGGAAATACATCTTTTGCTACAGCAAATATAAGTTTTTCTAGTCAAGCTCAAGGAAATATTACTATAGGTTCTATACGATCATCTACAGGAGAGTATTCTGGAAATACAGGATTAATTTCTGAAAGTACGATGGTAATTCAAGATAATAAAAAATATCAAGATTATTCTTACGTTTTAAAAGTTGCACGTTCTATTAATGAATGGAGAGAAGATTTTATAAAAGCAATACACCCATCGGGATTTTATTTTGAATCCGAGATTGATATTCAAACAAAATTAAATTCTTCTATAAGAGTTCCAGTAGTTGGAGAAATATCTAAAGTTATTCAATCTCCTATTTTTGAAATACTTAATACTTTATTTTTAACTCATTTTAGAAGAAAACTAGGTACAATTGATGATGGTACTACTTTAAATTTAACACCTTTATTAGGTGAAGGACAAGATTTTATACAAGATGGACGTACTCAATTTTCAATAAGAACAAGAGACATAACATTTAGAAGAGCTCCAATTCAATTATTTTACTTATCAAGAATTAGAAATTTTTTCAACAGTGTTTATGTAGTAAGAGGATATGCTTATGCAGGTTCAAATTATGGTACTATTAATAGAGAAGTTTTTAGAACGTTTGCAAGACAACAATCGCAAACAAATTATAGTATATTTAATTTAACAAATATTAAAACTTCGGGAACAGGAACAAGTTTAGATGGAAATGAAAACGATTTGTTGTTAGTAAATAGTTTACAAGGTAGAAAAATAAAAACTCAATTAGCAATGCCTTCTGAAATAATAATTCAAGTTCCTCAATTAGAATTTGATAGTACAAAAGTTACAATGGATCAAACTACTTATCAAAGTGGCCCAATAACATTTGATAGCACAAGACCATAAAAATGAGTATAAATATAAGAAACAAATTTAAAAAATGACTAGACAATCAGTAAATATAGGTTCGTTTGCAAATGATGGAACGGGTGATACACTCCGTAATGCAGGTACAAAAATTAATGCAAATTTTTCTGAGCTTTATTCTGCAATGGGAGATGGCACAACTCTTGCGTCTGGTGTTTTTGTTACTACTTTAAATACTGTAACTCTTTTTAATAAAACATTAAATAATCCTACAATATCAGCAATTTTAAATAACGGAACTATAGTTATTCCAAATGGCCCTGCAACTCTTGCTACATTAAATGGTGTAGAAACATTTACAAACAAAACTTTAACTTCTCCTACGATTCCACAAATTTTAACTAATAGTGGAAATTCTGTTTTAACTTTACCTACAACTACAGATACTATATTAGGAAGAGCAACAACCGATACACTTACAAATAAAACTTTTGATACTGCTGCTACAGGTAACGTATTTAAAATTAACGGAACTTCAATTACTGCAAATACAGGTACTGGAAATAATGTTTTAGCAACATCACCTACATTAACTACACCAATTTTTTCAAGTATTGTAAACACAGGAACATTAACACTTCCTACTACTACAGATACTTTAATAGGTAAAGCAACAACAGATATTCTTACTAATAAAACATTTGATACTGCTGCTACAGGTAACGTATTTGAAATAAATGGTACACAACTTACGGATAAAACAGGAACAGGAAAAGTTGTATTAGATACTAGTCCTACAATTTCAAGTCCAAATATTTCAACGATTGTAAATTCTGGAACTTTAACATTACCTACTACAACAGATACTTTAGTTGGAAGAGCAACAACAGACACGTTAACTAATAAAACATTATCGGGAGTTACAAATATTTTAGACGTTACAAGTTCAGGAAATAAAGTAAGATTTAATTTTACAAATTTTGGTTCATTACCAAACGCAATTGCATATCAAGGTGCAATAGGAATTATTACGGGATTAGCAACTTTATATTTTGCAGATTCTGGTGGATGGGTTCAAATTGCTTCTGCAAACACTAGTATAGATATATTTCCTGATGTTGATATATCATCAACACCACCTACTAATAAACAAACTTTAAGTTGGGTAGGAACAAATGCAAAATTTGTAAATGTAACTTTAGGTTCAATGTCAACATTTACAGGAACAGGTTCTCAAACAGTATTTACTATAAATGCAAATTATAACGTTTATAATATATTAGTATTTGTAAATGGAGTATGTAAAGTTCCTCTTACAGAATATACTTTATCAGGAACAAATTTAACATTTACAGTTGCTCCAATTAATGGTGCAGTAATTATGGTAAGATATTTAGGATAATATTAAAATGATGTATAAATATAACAGAACAAACTAAAAATTATGCCAGCAATTATAACAAACAAATTTAGAATTAATAATAGTCAACAATTTTACAATTCTTTTAGTTCAACAAATTATTATTTAGGAATTGGAAGACCACAAGCATTTAGTATATCAGAAACAAGAGGTGATGGTAGAACAGTTAATGAAGGAACTGATGCAGCACCATTGACACCTATTGATAGTGTTTCATCTGAATATAATAATTATAGTGATGTGTTGGCTGTTAAAAAAATTCAATCAACAGATATAACTTATTCTATTCCAAGAAATAATTGGACAACAGGAACTGTATATGATATCTATAGACACGATTATGGTGAATATATCACAGGAACTACAACTCAAATAACTTCATATAGTGGTGCATATACTTTGTGGGATTCTACATTTTATATTTTAACTTCAGATTTTAATGTTTACAAATGTTTAGACAATTATAATAATTCTCCTTCTACTGTAATGCCAACCGGAACATCAACTTCTATTATACAAACCTCTGATTTTTATAAATGGAAATATATGTACACTTTATCAGCATCACAACAATCAAATTTTTTATCAACAGACTTTATGGCTGTTGCTACTAATTCAACTGTATCATCTGCAGCTATTGCAGGTGCAATTAATATTGTAAAAATTAAAACAGCTGGAACAAATGGTTTAAATGGAACATATACTAATATTCCAATTCGTGGTGATGGTCAAAATGGAAAAGTATCTGTAGTAGTAGCAGGTGGTGGAGTTTATGCTGTATCAGTTACCAATATAGGTACAGGTTATAGTTTTGCATATATTAAAAATTCTGATATTGTTGCTGCAGGTGCTACAAATTTAGTAGGTTCAGAATTAGATTGTATTATAGAACCAACAGGTGGGCATGGTTATGATGCTGTAAAAGAATTAGGAGGTTATTTTGTTTTAGTAAATGTTGTATTAAATGGAAATGAAATAGCAAATTCAGGAGACTTTACAGTTGCAAACGATTTTAGAAGAATAATATTAATTAAAAATCCAACATCAAGTGGTTCATTAGCTACAGCAAATACATTAAGAGCTACCAAAGCAATAAATTTTGCTAATACTCCTACACCTGGAACATTTGTTGCAGATGAGGTTATTACGCAAGCGTCAACAGGTGCGGTTGGTAAAGTAGTAGAATGGGATTCAACAAATAATATTTTATATTACATACAAACAAGATTTACTAATGAGGGTATAGATAATAATGGAAATCAAACTCAATTTAGTGGTGTAAATATAGTCACAGGTTCTTCATCTGGTGCCACGGGAACACCTTCAACAACTAATTCAACAATAAACAATGTTGTATTTGTTTCTGGATATTCTTCTCCGGAACTTGATCAAAAAAGTGGAGATATTATATATGCGGAAAACAGAGCTCCAATTGCTAGAGCTGCTGACCAAACGGAGAATATAAAATTAGTAATAGAATTTTAAGGTGAAACATGCCTGCAAAAACAAATTTTAATTCGTTTCCATATTATGATGATTACGATCCAACAAAAAAATTTCATAGAATCCTTTTTAAACCAGGATATGCAGTTCAATCCAGAGAATTAACACAATCTCAATCTATATTACAAAATCAAGTAGAAAGAGTATCTGATTATCTTTTTGAAAAAGGCGCTATGGTTATACCTGGCGAAATTACATTTGATTTAAATTATTATGCAGTAAAATTAACTTCAAAAACATATACAGATATAAATTCATATGTTGGACTTACTTTAACTGGACAAACATCTGGTGTTGTTGCTGTATGTATTAATGCAGTTGCAACAGATGGAACAAATCCTGATACACTATATGTAAAATATAATAAAACAGGAACTGATAATGCTACAATTACTTTTACAAATGGAGAAACATTAAAAGCAACAGCTACTGCAACAGATGGTCAAACCGTTAGTACAACAAGTTTAGCAACTGCTGTTGTAAATTCAACAGCAACAGGTTCTTCAGCAAATATAGCTGCAGGTGTATATTATATTAATGGATTTCAAGTTGCAGTTGATGATACAACTCTTATTTTAGATCCTTATACTAACACACCAAGTTATAGAGTTGGTTTAACTGTAACTGAAAGTACTGTAAATTCAGCGCAAGATTCTTCTTTATTTGATATTGCACAAATTAAACTAGATGGTACAACAGTTTCTAATTATAATGCTATTGGTGCAGACAGATTTAAAATTCAATTAACTTTGTCTAAAAAAAGTTTAACAGAACAAGATGATTCAAATTTTGTAGAATTATTAAGATTACAAAATGGTATTAGACAAAATAAAATAGGTTCATCACAATATTCAGTATTAGAAGATACATTAGCAAGAAGAACGTTTGATCAAGCAGGTGATTATGTTGTAAAAGATTTTGATTTAGATATACGAGAACAATATAATGACGGATCAAATAGAGGAATTTATAGTTTTGCTCAAGGTGGTCTGCCAGATTATTCATTATTAACTGCAGTTATATCTCCTGGTAAAGCTTATGTAAAAGGTTATGAAATACAAACATTAGGACCTAGTTATGTAAATATTCCAAAAGCAAGAGATTATGCTACTGCAAACAATTCTTCTTTAAATTTTACAGTAGGAAATTATGTTAATGTAAAAAATGTTTATGGTACACCTGATGTAACTTTTATTTCTGGAATTAGTGAAGCATTTAAAAGAGTTAATTTATTTAATACTGCAACAGCAGTTAGAGGAACTTTACAATCGACAGTAGGTGCAAATGTTCCTCAAATTGGTATTGCAAAAACAAAAGGATTTGAATTAAATAGTGGTATATCAACATTAGGAGTATTTTCAACTTCATCATTAACAAGTGCTTATTATAAACATTATCTATTTGATATAGAAATGTACACTCATTTACATTTACCTACAGCAACAACTGTTGTTACGGTTCCAGCTTCTGGTAGCTTTACTGCAGGTGAAGCTGTTCAAGGTCAATTATCAAAAGCAATTGGTTATGTACAATTATATTCTGCAACTCAAACAGCAACAATAACAGGAATTAGTGTTGCTACAACAGCAGTAGTTACAGCAACTGCACATGGATTTTTAGAAGGTCAACAAATTAAAATTACTGGAGTTGTAGGAATGACACAAGTAAATGGAAACGTTTATACCGTAAGAAACGTTTCTACAAATTCATTTTCTTTATATGCAACTGATGGAATTACTCCTGTAAATTCATCTACATACACACCATATGCTTCTGGTGGTAGTGCTACGCACGGAATTATTGTTTTAAATAATGTAACAGGTACATTTATATCTGGAGAAACTATAACAGGTATAGGTAATACTACTAACGGTATAGCAGCATCAAATACAAGTGCATCATTACAAGCTAATGCAGTAGGTTATTTAGCAGCACAAAAATTTGATTTTAGTTATGTAAAACAAATTGGAATGGTAGGAAGTCCTCCATATACAGCTGACTGTGCTTTAGATACCTATGGAAGTTTTAATCAACTTACAGGTAATATATCAATTGCAAACTCAGGTGGTAATACTGCATCTTCGCCAGTACAAGGATATGGTACATTATTTACACAAGAAGTTAGATTTGGAGATTCATTTACTTTTACATCTGATGCTGGAAATAGTATTACAAGAATAGTATCTGCAGTTATTTCAGATACGCAATTAACATTTACTACAGCAGTTGGATCGAGCGATGTAAGTACAAAAACAACTGGTTATATAGGAAGAGCAGCTATACAAGATGCACAAGATAACATAAGTATATTTAAATTACCTTACAGTACAATAGCAACTTTAAATACACAAACTAATAATAGTCAGTCAGATACAAATTATTATATAAGAAGAGCATATTCAGTTACATTAACTAATGGTACTGCAACTTTAACTACAGGTACTAATGAAGTATTTTCATCTGCAGTAGAAAAAGATTTTGCTGTTTCTGTAACAAGTATTGGTTCTTCAACAGGAGTAAGTGTTGGTGATGTATTGGCAGTAACAGGAAATAATTATTTAGGAGCACAAATATTTACATTATCGGGAACTCCAACAGGAAAATCTTTAACATTAAATTATGGTGCTAATTATGGTACTGCTACAATAAAAATTATAGCAACTATATTTAAATCGGTTGCATATCAAAAAACAAAAACGTTAGTTAGTAATGCTACATTAAATTTAACAACACAAACAACAGCACAACAATCTCTTATATCTTTAGGTCATGCAGATATAATATCAGCAAATGTTTATATGTCTAGTGATGCTAGTTTTAATACTAATGCAACAACAAATGATACAAATATTACATCAAGCTATACTTTTGATAATGGACAAAGAGATAATTTTTACGATATTGGAAGACTTACATTAAATTCAGGTTCTCAAGCACCAACAGGAAGAATATTAATTGTTTTTAATTATTATACTCATAGTACAGGTGATTATTTTAGCGTAGATTCTTATCCTAATGATGTAACAACTTATCAAAATATTTACACTTATACATCTGATACTACTGGAATAGTTTATCAATTAAGAGACTGTTTGGATTTTAGACCTAGAGTTCAAGATGCTTCTACTATAAATGGTAGCAGTTCAGACAGAGCATATCAAGCTACTTCAACATCTTTAGGAACAGGTGCTTCAACTGTAGATGTAATTCAATTTAATTCTCAAACACATCAAGATTTAGAATATTATTTACCTAGAATTGATAAATTATTTTTAGATAAAGATGGAACATTTAAATTAGTAGAAGGTGCAAGTTCAACAAATCCTCCAATTCCAAAAGGAATTGATAGTGCAATGCAATTGTACACATTAACATTAAATCCTTATACATTTAATGAAAAAGATTTAATCATAGATAAACAAGATAATAAACGTTATACTATGAGAGATATTGGTCGTTTAGAAACACGAATTGCAAATGTAGAATATTATACGCAATTATCTTTATTAGAAACACAAACGCAATCTTTACAAGTACAAGATGCTAATGGATTAGACAGATATAAAAATGGTTTTTTTGTAGATAATTTTACAGGTCATGGAGTAGGTGATCCTACAAATTTAGACTATAGTGTATCGATGGATATGGCAAATGGTTTAATGAGACCTACATATAATTCTGATTCTGTTAATTTTATTGAAAAAAATACAACTGATGCTCTTCGTAGTGCAAATAATTATCAAAAAACTGGAGATTTAATTACTTTACCTTATTCAGAAACAGCTGTTATTACTCAACCATATGCAAGTCATTATGAAAACGTAAATCCATTTAGTATATTTACTTGGGCAGGTTCTGTAAATTTAAGTCCTGCAGGTGATGATTGGAAAGAAACAAATAGAGTTCCTGATCTTATTATAAATCAACAAGGTTCTTATGATACAATGGTTGCCAATTTAGGTAATCCTAATTTAACAAGTGTTGAATTAAGTACTGTATGGAACGAGTGGCAAGATTCATGGATAGGAACACCTACAGAAACAACAACAACCTCAGGAAGTTATGTTGGAAGAAATAACGTAGCTGCAAATGGTAGAGGTGCAGGTGGATGGACAGTATTAGCACAAGACGTTACTACTACAACTACTCAACAAATTGGACAGACAAGAACAGGAATTAGAACAGCAATTGTTCCACAAATTGTTCAAACATCTTTAGGAGATAAAACTTTAAGTATTGCATTTATTCCATTTATTAGACAAAATACAATTAGTTTTACTGGAACTAGATTAAAACCTAATACAGTAGTTTATCCTTTCTTTGATGGAATTAGTGTTACTTCTTATGTAACTCCGACAGGTGGTTCTTTAGCTGGTAATTTAGTTACAGATGCAAATGGTGCAGTATCAGGAACGTTTGTTATACCTGATCCTAAAGTAGATGCTAATCCTAGATGGAGAACAGGTACAAGAATATTTAGATTAACAAGTTCAATTACAAATTCTTTAGATGATGTTGAAACATCAGCAGAAGGTGATTATATTGCTTCTGGTTCAATAGATACAGTACAAAACACAATAGTATCAACAAGAGTTGCTAGTGTTGTAAGACAAGATGTAACTGATAATCAAGTTATAACTCAAACTTCTACTAGAACAACTCAACAGGTAATACAATGGATAGATCCTATCGCAGAAACATTTTTAGTAGATGATGCAGGTGGTATATTTGCAACATCTATAGACATTTATTTTCAATCAAAAGATAATAACATTCCTGTAACATTGCAAATTAGAGAAGTTGTAAATGGATATCCTTCTCGTAATTTAGTTCCTTTTAGCGAAGTAGTATTAAATCCAAGTTCAGTAAATATTAGTGATGATGCAAGTGTAGCTACTAATTTTAAATTTACTTCACCAGTTTATTTACAAGAAAAAACAGAATATTGTTTCTGTTTATTATCAATGTGTAATAATTACAATGCATGGGTTGGAACTATAGGAGAAACACAAGTAGATACAAATAGAACAATTTCTGTTAATCCGTATGCTGGTGTATTTTTTAAATCACAAAATGGATCTACTTGGACAGCAGATCAAACAACAGATATTATGTTTACACTATACAGAGCTGCTTTTACAAACGTAGAAGGAAGTGTTAATTTTGTAAACAAAGATTTATCTGTTAAAACACTAGCAACAAATGCTCTTCAAACAACTCTAGGTTCAAATATTGTTAGAGTATTCCATAGAAATCACGGTATGCACAGTTCAACAGATCAAGTTACAATTGCTGGAATACCTACAGGAACTTATAATGGTATTGCATCAACAGCATTAAACGGAACGTTTACAAATTTACAAAATATAACTTTAGATAGTTATGATATTACTACAACAATTACTGCAAGTGCTTCTGGTGATATAGGAGGAACTGCTATAACCGCAACACAAAATAGACAATTTGATGTTGCAAATTTAAATTTACAAACATTAACAGTAAGTGGAACAGAAATTGACTATTCATTAAATACTGTTTCTGGTAAATCAATTCAGGGTTCTGAAACAGAATTTGTTTATAATTCTACAGCTATTAATGTACACCCAGGCGATAATATCTATTTTACCGCTCCACAAATGATTGCTAGTGCAGTAAATGAAAATTTACAAACTTCTTTAATTGCATTAGGAAATAGTTCTGCATTTTTAACATTAAATTTATCTACAAATAATATAGATGTTGATGGAACATCAAAAGTATCTCCAGTAATTGATACAACAAGAATGAGTATGGTAGTAGTACAAAATAGATTAAATTATCCTACTTCAGCAAATACACCAAATTATGTTAATGATCTTGCACCTTATGGAAGTTCATCGAAAGCAATATATGTAAATCGTCCTATTACATTAGCTAATCCATCTACAACTTTACAAGTTAGATTAACAGCAAACGTTAGATCATCATCTATTGTAAAAGTTTACTACAGAACAACAAGTGCAACTGAAGTTAGAAATATAACTAATTTATCTTGGATTCCATTTAATACAGATGGTAATGAAGATATTACAGTTACACCTGCAACAAATGCTACATTTACTGAATATCAATATACAGCAAGTGGACTAACACAATTTTCAGCATTTCAAATTAAAATTGTATCAAAAGGAACCAATTCTTCTTATCCTCCAGTATTCCAGGATTTAAGAGGAATTGCATTTGCATAATATGAAATTAAAAGTAGAAGGATATTCATCTTTAGTAAGAGATACTAATAGTAATGCTATTATAAACAATAATAAAACTGAATTTGAATTATATAAAGAAAGAATCGCTAAAAGACAACAACAAAGTGATGAAATAAGAAATGCTGTTAAAGAAATAAATACTTTAAAAGCAGAATTGTTTGAAATTAAATCATTATTAAAAGAGGTTATTAAAAAATAATTATGGCAGTCACAGTAATTAATACAACAGATACACTAGATGTAATGCGAATTAAGCTTAATAGCTTAACAGCAAATGATTTTGGAGATCCCGCTTTATTAACAACAACTGGATTAAATGCAACCTCTGTTATGGGTGCTATTGTTCAAATTTCTCAATTTGTTGCACGTACTTTTGCTTTTAATATTAAAGATTCTTTAAATAACACTCAATTAATTGGCCCAGGAACAAATCTTGTTATTAATGGAACTAATAATCAAACTACCGTTTCTATTGGTTCAGGGCCTACTGTAACAATAGGTTTACCTAATACAGTTACACTTACTACGCAATTAAATGTTTCTAATTTATCTTTATCTAGCGGAAGTATTTCTTCTTCTGGTGGAAATATTTCATTTTCTAATAATAATTTAATTACATCAGGTACTTTAGGCGTAGGTGCTCTAACTGCAACTTCTTATACATCTATTGGAAATATAACTATTAATACAAATAAATTTACAGTTGCAGGTTCAACTGGTAACACATCTATTGCAGGAACTTTGGGAGTTACAGGATTAACTACATTAGGTGGTAATTTATATTTGTCTACTGCAGGAAATATTCAATTTGAAGGTGCGACAAACGATGCTTATAAAACAACATTAACAGTTGCTGATCCTACTGCAAATAGAACAATTACAATACCAAATATAACAGGTACACTTATAACTAATTCTGATGGTGGAACTGTTACTGGTAATATGATAGCAGTTAGTACAATTACAAATAGTAATATTGCTGATAATACTATAAGAGCTTCAAAATTAAATGTAGCAGGAGATTCTATTACATTTAATAGTGTAACTGCAACTAGTTTTACTGGAACTGCAAGTATTGCTTCAACGGTAACAGTAACACCTCAAAATATAGATAACAATAATTATTATGTTCCTTTTGTTGCTAGTAATTCAGGAAATCAAGCATTAAGAACAGATATAGATTTAACTTATAATCCAAATTTAAATATTTTAAATACAACATCATTAAGTGCAGATTATGCCGATTTAGCTGAAATTTATGCTACCGATCAACAATATGAAGTTGGAACAGTAATGATGGTAGGTGGTTCTGCAGAAGTAACTGCAAGTTCCATTGGTAAAAGAGCAATAGGTGTTATTTCAGAAAATCCTGCATATTTAATGAACGCCAAAGGTACAGGTCAACCAATTGCATTAAAAGGTAAAGTAAAAGTTAAAGTAAATGGATTTATTTCAAAAGGTGATGAATTAATCGCAGATAATAATGGACTTGCATGTAAAGTAGGTGAAGTTTGGAAAGAAAAAATATTTGCAATTGCATTAGAAGATAGTAATACATCAACAGGTACATCAAATATTATACAAGCAATCATACTTTAATTTGATTAATAAATATAATTATGATTTATACACCCTTCAAAACAAATGTATTAATAAAAGATTTTAATTTATCTGATGATTGGAATAACACTGTCCAATCAATAGTACGTTCTCATTTTTCTTCAAGACTTTTAGAAGTTGATGGTAATTATTCTGAGGCAGGCAATCAAACAAAACCTTTTTTTACACAAGAAAATATTTCAAAATATTCTGAAATTAAACAATTAAAAGATATGTTTATTGATGGATTTTATGAATTGGCACAATCTTATGATAATAATAAATTAACAAAAGATGAAATATCAAAAAATTTAGCTTTATCTTTTGGTAAATTTCCTTTTATGAGAAAAGGTGATTATAAAGGTGCTCATACTCATGCATATATTACTGCATTTTCTATATTTTATTTAAATGATATAGATAACAAAAAAAATGGTGGTCAGTTAGTTTTAATAGATCCTACATTTGATTATACAGAAGAATATTCTAATCCAAAATACTTTAAAGTAGAAACTAAAAAAAATAGATTAATTGTATGTCCTAATATTGTATGGCACGAAGTAACTCCTTACAGTGGAGATGAAGAAAGAATAACGTTAGTAGTAAATCTACAGTTACATACAATTAATATAAATGTCTAATTTATTTGATGAAATTTTTTCAGTTGAACGATACGAAAATAATGATCTTGTTTATATAGATGAAAATTTAAAAGATTTTCGAGTTAAAGATGTTATGTCTTATCGTAAGTGGCTTGAAAATTTTAAAAAATATAATAATATAAAAGTTGAAGGTTTAGATAATAAAAATTATCATAAATCTTTATTAAAAGATATACAGTTACAAATTAAAGTAAATAGTGTACAATTATTTTTTAATCAATTAGGTGGTTTTTCTTTTCCAAAACATACTGATGATGTAAATGTTTTTTTATATGTAATAAAAGGTGCAAAAAATGTTTTTATAGATGATGAACCAATTTTAATTAAAGAATGTCAAGGTATATCAATACCTAAAGGAACTCCACATCAAGTAAATAGTTTACCTGATACCTGGGCATTAAGTATAGGATATGATGAATGAACTGGATATTTTATTTAAAAACAACTGAAACTTGTCAACTAAATTGTAAACATTGTTTTACAAATGGTATCAATGGTAAAAAAATTTACTTTGATCATTTTAAAACAATAGATTTTATAAAAAAATTTAGACAATATTTTAATAAAGATGAAGATACTATTCATTTAGAATTTCATGGTGGCGAACCATTCTTAGCGCCTGTATCTCATATGAATAAAGTATATGAAGAATGTAAAGATTTATGGCCTAATATGTCATGGGGTATAACTTCAAATCTTGTTTTTAAATTAAAAGACGAACATTACGAATTTATAAAAGGGCCATTAAACAATCGTATGGGTACAAGTTGGGATCCAAAAATACGTTTTGAAAATGATGCACAATATAATTTATGGGAAAAAAATGTAAAAGATTTATTAAATAAAGGCGTTACAATCAAATTGTTTATAAGTGTTACTAAAGATACTATTGCCATGGAACCTATTGATTTATTAAAATGGATTAAAGAATTAGGTGTACAAGAAATATCATTTGAACGATTAACCGGTAATGGTAATGCAAAATTACATCCTGAAATATTTCCTAATAATATTGAACAAGACAAATGGTTTTTAAAAATGCACCATCAATCTAAAGAATTTAATTGTAGAAATTGGTTTGAAAATGAAACGTTAGAAGTAATATACAATAAATTTGAAACAGGTTTTTTAAAAGGTGGTACATTTTGTAGAGACTGTGAACAGAAAATATTTACAATAAACGCAGATGGTACTATATCAGGTTGTCCTAATTCTGCACCCGAGTTTTCTTTTGGTACTATAAATGATGATATACAAACAGTTATAAATAGTCCTATAAGATTAGAAAACATTGCTTGTGAAAGTGCAAGAAATCCTTTATGTTTTTCTTGCGAAGTTTTTGAGTTTTGTGGAGGTGATTGTCATCAACTTGCTTGGCAAGATAATATATGTGGCGCACCAAAAAGTTTAATGAAGGAATTAAAAAGTAATATAAAATATGACAACGTTAAATAATCCTATTACTTCGCAAAATATTGTGAACAGATTTGCAGATTTTGTAACTGCTACTGCAAATGCAAATATTGTATGGGGTACAGATGTTCTTCCTTTTTCACAATTTGATTCATCTCAATTTGGAGGCACTACTTCAGGAACAACAGTAACGGCAACAGGTTCTTCTATACAACAACCAGGACTTCCTAATATAACTGCTGCAAATATAGTATCTGCTTTACTTGCGGAAACTCAACTTTATACAAATATAAGAAATTTAAATGCAATATTAAACGTTACAGGTGGTGGAGGTAATACAGGAAGTTATGGTTCACCTGGAATAATATTTAATAGCACATCTGTTGCGTATATGAATACAAGTTACAGACAAACTTTAAATTCGGTAAATAATTCTAATGTAAGTAGTGGTAATACAATAACTGCTTCGGGTTTAGAAACATTTTTTACAAATATGCAAACCGAATATAATAATCAAAGAGCTAATATAACTACTATAACAGTTAACATATGTCATGCAAGTTGTCATAGTTCTTGTCATAATTCGAGAGGTAGAAGATAATGAATATAATAGAAACAACAGTACCTATTTCAGTAGATAATTTAAAAAAATATTTTACAGATAAAAATATATTTTATAAAATTGATTATGAAAAAAGTGAATTAAAAGGAAAAAATTTTATTACTTATTTAAGCAATTTAGATTTACCTTGTGATGTTATAAATATTGATATAGATTTAATAAACGAATATTTTAATTCTACATCATTGGTTAATATATCAGCATTAGAAAATATTGCAATAGATATTTTATTACGTTATAAAAAATTAAATGAAATAAAAATTTTTGATGATTTTATAGATAATAATAAAAAAATTATTGATAAATGGTGTAATAAATTAGAAAGTTTAATAGTTTATAATATGTATATGATTAATAGTGAAGAATTTAGAAATTATGCAAAAAGTTTTGAAAAAAATGACACAAATGAAATTTTTGGTATTAATTTTATAAGTTTATTAAAAAATGAAAGATTTTATTTATTTTATAATAAAATAATTAGTAAATTAAAATTTTATACACATTATTTTGATGATTATATGTTTAAAGGTAAAAATATGTATAGTTATTGGGCGGTTGATAAAAATCCTATGTTTTTAATAACTTGGGCAATTGCAGCTGGAAAAGGTAATGAATTTATAGAAGCTAAAATAAAAAATAAGGAATTTATAGAAAATGTTGCATCTTTTTAACAAAACATATTTAGATTTTGATGATAAAATATCTTTAAATTTTGATAGAGTTGTTATATCTAATATAAATGGTGTTGATATATTAGACAATTTACAAAAAGTTACAAGCGGCAAATTAATACAATTTGCAAAAAAAATTGAAGATATTGATTTTTTAACATTAATTACTTCTTTAAATACTTATAATAAAAATAGTAATAAAAAAATAATAATTTATTGTGATACAGATGCATATTTAAAATTTTTTACAAAATGGTTTAAAATAATATTACCTAATTTAGATTTATCTGGATTTCAAAATTTATTTAACATAACAATATATAAAGAAAGACTACTAAGAAATAGTGTTGAACAAACTGTACAACCTACAAATCCAGTTCAAATTAATACAAATATTTCAAGTGATATTATTGCTGCCGCATTTAATGCAATTACAATTTCTGCAGATGATAGACAAACTATTAAAAATTTATCATTATCGTTATCATTTGAATATATGTTAAGTGATTATTTTAGTGGTTCTACAAATTATAAAACACAATTAAAATCTACAGTTCATTTGTTTTTATATAGATGGTTTAAAGATATTTTTGCAGAAAATAAAGAAATGGTTTTATATAATTTAAATAATAAATTATTTCAATCTGCATTAAATTTTACTGATGCAGATTTGGATTTAACAGACGTAAATCCAATTAAAAATGTTGCATCATTGGCATCATACGCAGATCCTTCTATTTGGACATCTAAATTTTCTACTGGTATATTAACATTACCAAATTTAGTAGGTTTATCTGCAGATAAATTAAATGGATTAAAAAATACAATTATAAACATTTTTGCAAATGTTGAAGCTATGGAAATAGATAGAAATATATTTAAACTATTTGATTATTTACCATTAGCTGCACAAACATCTCTTTCAGATACTGATTTAGATAATTTTTTATATTTTGTTATTGCAAATCCATTTGATACTTGTTTAGTTCCTAAATCTGATAGTGAAAATGTAAATTATGTTTTTATACAAAACGTTTTAAATTTTAAAAGAAATAACGATATAGACACGCTTTCCAAATTTAAATTATTATAGGATTTTATTTTATGCGTGAATTTTTGATTGATCCTAAACGTGATCCTGAACAAGAATATACAATTCATTTATTTGAATACTGCAATTTAAGTTGCTCTTTTTGTTGGCAAAATCATTCAGATAAAATAGGTTTAGATACAATATTAAATAAACTAGAACCTATTGATAAATTTGTAAGTAAAGAAAATAAAAATTCAATTACTTTAAATTTAATGGGTGGTGAAGTTTTTGCACCTGCAATCTATACAAAAGAAATCAACGAAGCATACAAACAATTATCTTTAGGTATATCAAAAATAGCAAAAAAATATAATAAAAAATATTCTTTGAATTGGGTCACAAACTTAGTTACTGATAGAAATGGTATTGAACAAATAGAAGATTTGTTACAGTATTCAAAAGACAATAATATATCTGCAAGATTAACTACTTCATATGATCCTAGAGGTCGTTTTAATAAATCACAATTTGAAATATTTAAAATGAATGTTGATTATTTTGATAATCGTATTACATGTTTTTCATGTTTACTTACAAAACCAAATATAGAATATTACTTAAAACATGGTGATGAATATTTTGATTATCTTTACAATAAAGGTAAATATATTTTTTTTGATTATTATATGCCAGATGAACATGCAGAACATAATATGCCATCAGACGAATTATTATTAAAATTTTTTAAATTATGTGTTGACAAATATCCAAATGTACACCCTATAAAAGACTGGATATTTAATAAACGCAATTATGCATCATGTAGAGTAAGTAAATTAGTTCTTGCAGATGGTACATTATGTCAGTGTGGTAATCTTGTACAAGATAAAAAATCTTTAAGTATGTATAAATCTCCTATAAAGAAAAAAGATAATAGTATTATTGAAAATAGTTTTTTAGAAAAATACAACTGTGCATCGTGTGAGTTTTTAGATAGATGTACACTAGGTTGTTTTATGAACCATGATTACAAATATAGAGAGGAACTCGATGAGTGTGTCTATAAACTTACGCACAAATATATCGAAGATGTACGAGTACAAAAAAACTACATCGCTCGCTAAACTTGAATTGCCTTATGGGGTAGATGTTAAATTAGACACATTACCACTTAGATCACCATTTGTGCCTAGAATATGCGATAAACAAGCACATATGTTTATATGGTGGGGTACAAAAGAAACTGATCCTGATATATATGAAAAAGTAAAAAAAACAAAAGGTGAAGATATGTGGATTAATTGTGACGATGATTGGAAATTAGAAAAAGGTGTTGCAATGATACATATCTATGATAATGAAATTATAATAGGAAGTGTTAAATATTCTGGTGTATTAAAGTCAAGGAGTAAAATAAAAATACGTCAATTACTTAGAAAAATGTGGAGTGATATAATTAAACTGTTTGGTAATAAAAAAATTATAGTCCCTGCAGGTTCTTATTTTGAACATTTACATTTAATTATGAATCAAAAAAAAATACAACATGAACCTTATCATAAAGAATTGATGCAACAATTTGGTTTTAAAAGAAATGGTAACTATTGGATAAGATGGACTTAATTATAAAACCTACTGAATTGTGTAATTTTAAATGTACGTTTTGTTCTTCTACAAAAATTGCAAAACATAAAAAAGACTTATTAGAACATGAACAAATATTTACATTTTTAAAAAGATTTCCAAATACAAAAACAATTATTGTAAATGGTGGAGATCCTTTAATGATGGATCCAGAATATTATTGGACTATAATTAGATGGTTAGATGAACATGATTATGATACTTCTATTGCATTGACAACTAATCTTTGGCCTTTTTATAAAAAACCAGAAATGTGGAGTGATTTATTTAACAATGAAAGAGTTGGAGTTACAACTTCTTTTCAATATGGTGGTGGTAGATTAAAAGGTGATTATACTGAATTTACGGAAAAAGATTTTTGGAAATGTTCTGATGCAATGTTAGAATATTGTGGATATAGACCAGATTTTATATCGGTCATCGTACCTGAAAATGAAAAAGATGCAATAAAAAACGTAGAGTTGGCAAAACGTATGAGTGAAGATGTTATACCCGAAGGCACTTTACACAATTTTGCAAGAAATAATAAAACAGGTGTAGAATGTAAATTAAATTATGCTATGTCAAGTGGCGATCAAGATAAACCTTATCTTTTAAGTAAAATATATAAAATTTATGTAGAAATATGGAAACGTGGTCTTACATCATGGGAATTTAATACAAAACAAATGATACAAAGATTGCGAGGTAATGGAACTACTTGTCCTCAAAATCGTAATTGTGATGCAGGTATTCGTGCATTAAATCCTAGTGGTGATTATTATTCTTGTGGTGCATTTGGTGACGATAAAGATAAATCAATAGATTTTGAAAGAGAAATGAAAGGTGAATTTTTTACACCATTAAGAGAAGATTTAAATATAACATCTATGAAAAATGCATGTTGGACTTGTCCTATGTTTCAAATATGTAATGGGTGCAGAAAAACTATAAAAGATTTTAAAAAACATAATGTAGTAGAAGAACATTGTAAATTGATGAAAACTATAGCTCCAGATATACTTAAAGCAAACGAACTAAATATTGAAGTAACACCTTATATAGATGAAAGTGTATTATGTTAAATGAATTTTTGACAAATGGTCATTATAAAATAAATGATGTTGTACCTTTAAATTTTATAGATATCTATAGAGTTAAATGGTATGATGCATGTCATATGGGTTTGCAACTTGCAATTAAAGACAATAAACTTATTGATCAACTAAAACTAGTACAAGAATATTTAAGTAATACTTATGTTAAACAAATAGATCCAAATTATAAAAGTGTAGACAAAATTGATTTAGTTAATGGTATGGACGATGCAACATTAGTTTGGCATAATGATTTAGTTGAAGGCCCAAATCTTTGTATTCTTGTTTATTTTGATACAATGGATAAAGATATTGGTGGTGCAATTCAATTTAGAAATACTCAAACAAAAGAATTAATTAATTCTTATTATCCACAACAACACGATATTATTATTATGAATCAAAGTTTAAAATTTGAACATATTGTAACACCATTAAATTTTAAATTACCTAGACGTGTTGCAAGTTTTAATTATTATATAAATGAAAGCTTAACACAATGAAAGAAGGTTTAAATCATTATTGGTCTACAGATATACTTAAAGACACAATTAAAGATATAAATTTATTAAATAAAACTACAGAATATTTAATTGCAAATTGTAGTGATGCAAATAAACAGTCTGATCAATCTATTGTTTTAAATTTATTTGACGATAAAAATTTAGATGATTTTAAAAATAAAATTGTTTTACCCTCTTTTAATAATTATTTAAATTCAAGTTTAAATTTTGATATAAGTTCTTGTAAATATAAACTTAAAGCATGGATAACAGGTTGGGGTACAGGTTATTCTATGGCAAAACATAATCATTCTGGTTCTCAAATAAGTGCAGTATTTTATCTAATGGCAGAAGAAAAAACTTCAGGAGGTGCATTAATTATGCAAGATCCTAGATTTAATGCAAATAGAGGTTATGAAAAAGATAGATTTAAAAACTGGTTTTCATCATTACATTTTACTCCTCAAACAGGTGATATAATTATATTTCCAAGTTTTGTTTATCACAGTGTAGATATTTACTATGGTAAATTAAGACTTGCAATGCCTGTTGATTTATTTTTATATAAAGATGAATAATATAACTCTTTCAATTAATCCAAGTTACTTTTGTAACTTTAGATGTAACTTTTGTTATCTTACTGATAATCAATTAAGTGATACAAAAAAAATACCAATACCTATATTAGATATACGATTGCAAGAAGTTAGTAAAGTTAGAAATATAGAATGGATTGATTTATATGGAGGTGAAATAGGTGCATTAAAAAAAGATTATTTTTTAAATTTAAAAAATGTAATTAAAAAATATTATACTGGTAAAATTAATATTATAACAAATTTTTCAATGTTACATGAAGGTTTTTTTGAAAAAGATTGTTATTTAAGTGTCAGTTATGATTTTGAAGCAAGAGAAAAATCTGATTTAGTTTTTAATAATATGTTACAAAGTAAAGTGCCTATTGCAGTATTAATTCTTGCAAGTCAAAAAGTTATTCAGATGAATGTAGATGATATGATACAAAAATTAAATTTATGTTCAAGTATAGAAAGTGTAGAGATTAAACCGTATTCTATAAATCAATCAAACTCTTATAACGTTACTCATAAAGATTTTGAAATATTTGTTCAACGTTGGTTAGATAGTAAAATAGAAAAAAAATTTGATTTTATAAATGAAAGTAAAATAATTAAAAGTTTAAATAAACAATATAATGCATTTTCAAATAATCATGTTTATATAACACCTAATGGCAATTTTGCAGTATTAGAATTTGATAAAGAAGATAAAGAATATTTTTTAGAATTAAATAGTTTTAGAGAATATGTAAAATGGGCAAACAACGAACCTATAAAAAATGTTTCTGATATATGTAAACAATGTAAATATTTTGGTCATTGTTTAACAGAACATTATCGTTATGTAAAAAATTTGAATAATGGTTGTAATGGATATAAAGGATTATTAGATTACTATGCACAAAGAATGGAAAATCAGACAAGAGCTATATCATAGAATTATTACAGAACATGGTGATGATCTTAATAAATTACCAGTGGAATTTTCTAATGATGTAGTCGAAAATGCTATTAGATATTTTTATAATAAAGATATGCCTTTTATATATCCTTCTAAAAGTTATGTTGTGGCTATTTGTTATGCTTATTGGTTATCAAAAGATTTTAATGAAGATTTTTTTGAACTTTTAAACGATAAAGATTTATTATATGGAAATGATCCATATTTTAAAACTTATGATACTGATACAAAAACTTATGATGATATATTAAATAAAATAATGCCTTTAGATGAAACAAAAGGTATAGTTCCAGATATAAAAGAATACTACAAAAAAGAATTTTTATACAAAAATGATATTTAATTTTATATAAATATGATTGACATTTTTTATATAATAATGTATAATAACTTAAAAGGAGTGAATAATTATGGCAATTACAATTAACGGACAAAACTACGATGAAACAAAATTTAGTGATGAACTAAAAAATTACATCATCGCTAGACAAGAAATACAACAAAATAAAACTCGATTAGTAATTGAGATTGAAAAAATTGATGTATTGACAGAATACTATAACGGAAAAATTGTTGAAAAATTAGCAGATCAACAACCAATAGTACAAGAAACAGAAACAACGGAAAAAAAATAAATAAGTAAATGGGTGCAATAGCAAACTTAAATATTGACCAAGGTGCAACTTTTTCCTCGGATATTTCAGTAAAAGATTTAGTAGGTAATGCTTTAAATCTAACAGGATATACTGTTACTGCTAATATGGCAAAAAGTTATTCATCTACTGCAACTAAAACACCTATAACCGCATCTATAAATACTTCTACGGGAATGGTTTCTCTTTCTTTAACTGCTTCACAAACTGCGGCTTTGGACGCTGCACGTTATGTATATGATGTAAAAATAACTGATTCCTTTAATCAATCAACAAGAATTGTTGAAGGAATAATGACTGTTAGACCTCAAGTAAGTACATCATAATATATTATAATATAAACTAAAAAATATTATAAATATACAGTAAATAGGGAGAAATCATTGTCTTATATTGTTGCAAATATTCAAGGAAGTCCATTACAACCACAACAGGTATCTGTAACACTACCTTCTACAGGCAGTTTAAATAATTTAACTGCACAAAATTCGGCATTAAAACTTTCTCTTTTAAATGATGTAGATATTTCTGGTATCGCAGATGGCGCTATATTACAATATAGAGCAAGCGATCAAAAATTTTTTACTACAACTAATGTTATTACTACTACTGGAAATCTAACACTCAATGGAGGAGAGTATTAATAAATGGCAACTATAATTAAAATTAAAACCTCAAGTGGTGTAGGTACCCCGGCAACAGCAAAAATCGGAGAACTTTCGTATTCATATGCTGCAGGAACGTACAACACATTAGGAGATAGACTTTTTATAGGTATAGGCCCAGTAGATGGAAACGGAAATGCATCGCAACAAGTTGCTATTGGAGGTAAATATTTTACAGGTCTTTTAGGTGCAACTCCTGGAACACTTTCAGCATCAAGTGCTATTTTAGTTGATGCAAATAAAGCAATTGATCAACTTATAGTTGGAAATAGTCCAAGTACAGGTGGAGCAATTAAATTTAATGAAGCAACATTAAATGGAACATATTCAGTTACAGTTAAAGCACCTTCTTCTTTATCTAACAATGTAACTTTAACTTTACCTACTACAACAGGTACAAATGGACAAACTTTAATAACTGATGGTAATGGAGTTTTATCTTTTGCAACTGTCCCTGCAACATTTACAATTGCAGGTGATACAGGAACAAATAGTTTTACAACAACTAGCACTTTAGATTTTGTAGGAAGTAATCAAATTTCAACTACCGTTTCTGGTAATAACGTTAATTTTGCTATTAAAAATGGTTCTATTGGAACTACTCAGTTAGCAGATTCTACTGTTACAAATGCAAAATTACAAAATTCATCAGTTACAATTGGTTCTACTTCTATAAGTTTAGGATCTACTTCTACTACACTTGCAGGTTTAACAGATTTAATTGTAAATAATATTGAAATATCTGGAAATACAATTCAATCTAATAATACAAATGGAGATATTAATTTATCACCTAACGGTACTGGAACAATTAAAGTTCCATCTGGTTATAAAGATCGATCAGGATTTTCTTCTTTATCTTTAGCAACAAAAGATTACGTTGATCAAGTATCTCAAGGTTTAAATATTAAGCAAGCTGCAAGAGTTGCTACAACTCAACCTTTAGGAACATATACTTATAATAATGGAACTGCAGGTGTTGGTGCTACAATAACAAAATCTTCTCCGTATGCTACTTTAGTAATTGATGGAGTTTCAGTTTTAGTAGGAGATAGAGTATTAGTAAAAGATGAACCTGCTGCTGGTGCATTAGATGCATATAATGGTGTTTACTCAGTTACAAGTGTTGGTTCAGTTTCTTCACCATGGGTGTTAACAAGAACCACAGATGCAAATACTCCAGCTCAATTAACTTCTGGTTCTTTTGTTTTTGTATCTGAAGGAACTTCAAATGCTAAAAATGGTTATGTATTTACATACACTGGTTCTTTAACTATAGGTTTTACAGAATTAACAGTAACACAATTTTCAGGTGCAGGTGAAGTTGTTGCAGGAAATGGTTTAACTAAAAATGGAAATACGCTTGCTGTCCAAGTAGATAATAGTTCTATAGAAAGTTTTTCTAATACTTTAAGAGTTAAAGCATTAGGTATTACAAATGCAATGTTAGCAGGTAGTATTGATAATACAAAATTATCTACACCTTATTTTACAGTTGCAGATGCTCATAGTCATTCTTATATAACTAATTTAAATAGCACTTTAACATTTGCTGATGGAACAGCAATTACACCTACTATATCAAGTGGCAATGTAACAATTAATGCAAATATTGCTACAAGTAGTGCATTAGGTGTTGCATTTTTTCCAACAGATAATTTTACAGTTACAACAGGTTCAGTAGCAATTACAACAATAGACGGAGGAACATATTAATGACTTTTTTAATTTGGCACATTTTAGCAATTTTAACAGTTATGACCGGTTCATTTTTAATTGGTTATAGCGTTGCAAAAAAAGAAGATAGAAAAAATTTTACTACTATTGAAAAAATAAAAAATATTTTTAGAAAGTAATTTATAATGACAACGGTAATTAAACCTAAACGTTCAGAAACACAATTTGCTGTTCCTGATATATTAACTTTACAAGTTGGTGAATTGGCAATGAACATTGCCGATGGTAAATTTTATACAAGATCATCACAAGATGTAATAACAGAAATCGGAGGCGCAGGATCAGTTACAATTCAAGATGTCTTATCTCATGGAAATAAAACTTCTTATGATCTTTGGTTAAATGGTTCTGTAATAACATTTGAAGGAAATTACGATAATGCTTTTCATACAAATTTAACTGTTGTTGAACCTACAAAAACAAATACAATATCATTACCTAATGATAGTGGAGTGTTAGCAACTGATGGAGATGCTTTAGCATATTCTATAATATTCGGTTAAAACTATGGCAAGTACATTTACAAGTGCAGCACAGACACTAGGAACTACAAATGATAGTAGTGCAAATATTTACACTGTACCTGCAAATACATCATCGGTAATACATGCTTTATATGTTTCTAATACAAATGAGACATTATTTTTACATGTAAATATTGCAGTTACTGTTGCGGGTGGTAGTACTTATTATTATATAGGTAATAATTTAGAAGTTCAGGCGCAAAATACGTTAGTTTTAGATAAACCAATAAATTTACAAGCAAACGATACAATAAGAGTGTGGGCAGACGTTGCAGGTGGAAGTGTATATCTGAGTATATTACAAATAACATAATATTTTTTATAAATAGTATAAATAATTAGGAAAATAATTAATGGCTTACTTAGTTAATAAATCAAAAACAGCAACAGGATATAATAACGAGTCAGCTATACATACTTTAAGAAAAGATAATACAGGAATTTTGTATTATTCAAAAGTAAATTTTTATGGTGATGAAGGTAGTATAAATTTAAGTGATGGTTCTGGTTTTGCTTATTCATTAGATCAAATTGAAAGTGGATTTGCTACAGATGGACAAACTTTAATTAATGATACACAAAAAGGTGTAAGTGAAGATAATGATGTAAGACAGTACAATTACAATTCTCGATTTAATGATCAAGTAAAAATTGATCATAGAAAAGTAACGTACTATATTGACAATAATGGATTTTTAGTTGCAAGGTTTGACAAAAGTTATCCTTATGCAGTTACACAAAATGGAGTTACAGGAAATTGGCAAACTACTGTAACACCATTATAACATAGAGAGAATAAATGGCAGATTTTATTTTAGGTCGTATAAAGTTCCAGTTTCAAGGTTCATGGGTAACCGGCACAGCATATATTAAAGATGACGTTGTAAAATATGGTGGACAATCTTATACTTGTTTAGTCAATCACACAGCTTCAGCAAATTTTTATACCGATTTAAATGCGTCAACTCCATTGTGGTCAATAATGACTTCAGGAACCGATTATAAAGGTTCATGGACAGCAGGCGACGGTACAACTTCATTTTTTTATAAATTAAATGATATAGTTACTTATGGAGGAATTTCTTACATTTGTACTACATCACATTTTTCTACTTCAACATTTGATCCAACAAAATTTAATGTTTACGTTCCAGGATTTAATTATATTTCAGGAGGATATACAAATGGTGCAACTTATAAATTAAACGATGTAGTAAAATATGGACCTTCTCTTTATATTTGTACAAGTGCCTTACCATTTACGTCTTCTACAAATTCAATTGACTTAACAAAATTTGCTTTATTTGTTGCAGGATTAGATTATGTAAATACATGGAGTTCTTCTACTCAATACGATCCAGGTGATACTGTAAGTTATGGTGGTTATTTGTATAATGCTATTACTACAAATACAAATTCTGTACCACCTACAAATTCAGGTAATTGGGCAATATTTACAACTGGTTATTCAAATGCTGGAAGATGGAACAATTCAAGCACTTATAAAATAGGTCAAGTAATTTCTTATGGAGGTAACGTTTATGTTGCTTTGGCAAACGTTGCTGCAAATACACCTCCTGCAGCTTCTGGTGATAGTAACTGGCAATTATTAGTAACTGCATTTAATTTTATTTCTTCAGGTTGGACAAATGGTACAACATATTATCCGGGAGATACTGTAAGATATTCTTCTTCAACTTATAGAGCAAATATTCAACATGTTGGAAATAATACAACAACAAGACCTGATTTAGATGTATCTGCTACTTATTGGTCATTAGTTGCACAAGGAGATTCAAATTCAGTATTAACAAATCGTGGAGATTTATTAACACGTTCATCATTAACAAATGTTGCTTTACCTATTGGTGCTGCAAATGCAAAATTAAAGTCTAACGGAACAGATCCTGTTTGGAGTTTTGATATTGGTACTACTAACGTAATTTGGGTATCACCAAACGGAACAGATGCAGCGGGTTATGGTACATCAAGAGAAACAGCTTATTTAACAATTCAATACGCAGCTACACAAGCTTTAGCACTAGGTGGAACAGGTACAATTAGAGTTACTGCTGGTAGTTTTACTGAATTATTACCTATTAAAATTCCTGCAAACTGGGCAATTGTTGGTGAAGATTTAAGAAGTACAAGAATAAGTCCAGATACTACAAATAATAAAGGTTATGGTGTAGGTATTTCAAAAGATGGAGTTACTTCAAATAATCAATCAACAATGTTTTTATTAAACAATGGTTGTAGTTTAAGAAATGCTACTTTACAAAATATGGTAGGAACAGCAACTTCTGCTGATACTTACGGTTTAACAAGAGTAACAGGTGGTATATTTTGTGCATTAGATCCTGCAGGTTCTATTTCATCTAAATCACCCTACATTCAAAACGTTTCAACATTTGGAACTAGAGCAGTAGGATTAAAAGTAGATGGAAGTGTTCAAAGTGGTGGATATTCAACTGTTGTTGCAAACGATTTTACACAAGTAATTGATTCAGGTATTGGTGTATGGTGTTTAAACAGAGGTAAAACAGAATTAGTTTCTGTATTTACTTATTATGCTCACATTGGTTATCTTGCTGATTCAGGTGCAAAAATTAGAGCAACAAATGGTAATAACTCATACGGAGACTATGGTTCTTTAGCGTCAGGATATGATTCTACTGAAACTCCTTATACTGCAACTGTTAATAACAGAAACAATCAAGCACAAGTTGGAAGAGTTTTAATTTCTCAAGCAGGAGTATATAGAGTTGAACAACAATATGCAGGTATAAGTTATTCATCTGCCTCTATTACTTTTTCAGGAACAGGTTCTGGAGTAATTGCATCTCCTACATTTGCAAATGGTGGTATAACAACAATTACTGCTCTTACAGGTGGCGTTGGACACATTTATAAAACAGGTTATGCACAAACTGGAACTTCTACACAAATTACTTTATCTGCATCAGATTCTGCTGCAACATCATCATACAATGGTATGAGAATTACTATTACAGATGGAACAGGTTCTGGTCAAACAGGAATTATTTCTACATACAACGCAGGAACAAAAATTGCTACAGTTGTTACAGAAACTGGTTCTGCGGGTTGGAACGTATTTGGGCCTACAGTAACTCCTTCAACTACTTTAGATTCAACAACAAAATATGAAATTGAACCTAGAGTTCAAATTGTTGGTGGAACATATACAAATCAAGCTTTTGCAAGAGCAGTTGTACAAAGTGGTACAATTGTAGCTTATTATATTACAGATACTGGTACAGGATATTCTGGATCTCCAACTATTACAATTACAGATCCTAATGCTTCAGTTTTAGCTACTGCTTCTCCTATTCAAGCAAATGGTGTTATTCGTTATTGGACAATTTCAAACGTAGGTACTGGTTGGATTCAAACTTCTGCTGCTGCAACAATTTCAGGAAATGGTTATGCAGAAATATTACCTATAGGTTCATACGTTAATGTAAGTAGTTATTCAAGTCTTCCAATTGCAGGTAATTCTTTTCAATTTGCAAACGATAGTGTAACAAATTATTATATAGTTACAGTTACAGATTTAGGAAGTGGAAATGCAACTTTAAGAGTTTATCCAAATATTACAACTGCAAATGCTCCTACACAAGGAACAGTTGCTACATTTAGAAAAAATTACTCAAACGTTAGATTAACAGGACATGATTTTTTAAGTATTGGTACTGGAGGTATATCAACCACAAATTATCCAGGTACTCCTACACAATCAGCAAATTCTAGTAATCAAACTGTAAATCAAAATTTAGGAAGAGTATTTTTTACAAGTACTGACCAAGACGGTAATTTTAACGTAGGTAACTTGTTTGTCGTACAACAAGCAACAGGTATAGCTACTTTATCTTCTCAATATTTCTCACTTGCAGGATTATCAAGTATTTCATTAACACCGATATCAGGTTTTTCTAGTACAATTACAGAATTTTCTTCTGATAGTACTTTATCAGGTGCATCAAATAGTAAATTGCCAACGCAAGGTGCTGTTAAAACATATGTTGATACACAATTAGGTAGTGGTAAAAATAGTTTAACAGTTAATACTGCAACTATATCTAACATATCAATTAGCAATTCTGCAATAACTACAACTGATAGTTCAGCAATTGTATTAGGAACAAAAATACAAGCTTCTTATACACCTTCAAGTTTAACTGATCTTACACCTAAAACATATGTAGATGCAGGTGATGCTGATACTTTACAACTTATTAGTATTAATACTGATAATAATATTACAGGACAATCTACTTTAAATACTGCTTCACTTACTTCTGCATTATATACAAACTATAATGCTGGTTCTCAATCAGTATCATTAGATCCAATTGTGAATACTGGTGTGTTATCTCACATGTTGGTAAATAATGAAGTATCAATGAGTATAAATTCAAGCGGAAGATTAATATTAACATATACACCTTAATAATGGATTATAAATAATAAAGAAATATTATGGCTATCACAACAACAACCTTAGGTAATATAAATTTTAGATATAAAGGGACTTGGAATTCAGGTACATCATATATTGTTGATGATGTTGCAACATATAACAATGTTGATTACGTTGCTATTGCTGCAAATACAGCACAAACACCTATTGCACCTAAAATTATAAACTCAATAGTAACCACAGTATCAAGCGTATTTAACATTGATGGTGTTGCTCAACCTGTTTTATCATTAAACAGAGGCGACAAATATATATTTAATTTAAATAGCACTACTAATAATAATCAAGTATTGCAATTTGCAACAACTGGAACTAGTCAAACATCAAATTTATACACAACTGGTGTATCATATTTTTTAAATAACGTAAGCGTAACTGCTGCAACATTTCAAAACGTTACAACTTTTAACGCAGCAACTGCAAGAAGAATAGAATTACAAACTGATAACTTAACACCTACAACATTATATTATTTTTCTTATGCAGGAGGTGGTACTTATGGTAGTTCAATAACAACTTCTTCTTTACCTTATTGGAGAACAATTACAAATGCTACTACATTTAGAGGAACATTTAATAATTCAGGTCAAACTTATAACGTAGGAGATGTTGTTTACGTTTCTGTAAGAGTAAACAATAATAATTCAAATTATATTACAGGACAATATGTAACTACTGATGCATATTATATTTGCATACAAACTCATACTAATGCAGGTCTTGACGCTACTTTACCTTATAATCAAAGTGTTGCTTCAAAATGGCAATTATTAGAATCTGAAATTGATTATGATGATACATCTTTTACAAATTATGGAGATATTTTAACTGTAGGTACATTTAGTGCTGCAAATGCTTTACGAACTGTAGGAAATTATTTAGGTTGTACAGCTTCCGGTGGAACTGGTTCTGGTGCAATATTTAACGTAGTTATAACTTCTGGTGGAACAGTTAATAAAATTATTGTTGATTATCCTGGTTCTGGTTATGTTGTAGGAGATACACTTACAATTACAGATGCACAGTTAGGTGCTGGTGGTGCTCCTGCGATTACATTCCAAGTTGCTTCTATAGGAAAATATGTTAAAGGTCAAACTTCAATGTATTCAGGAAATAATAAAGATTGTATTGCATTAGCAAATAGAGATGGTGTTATAGGAGAATATAATAGATATTATAGAAAGTATGGTCACTATGCAGGTAGAGAATGTGTTAACTATGCTACATTTATTGATGGATCAGGTGGAATTAAAACATGGGGTGCTGGTTCAAATAATGGAGCAGTAAGTGATTCAGGTGTTGCAACAAACATGGTGTTTCATTTTTTAGATTGGTATAGAAGTACAGATAATGGTGGAACAGGTGTACATTCAACTCCAGATAACCAAATTCCAAAATGTATTCAATTAGAAACTGGTTATAACTCCGGAATGGCATTATTTAATAATGGAGAATTATACCATTGGGGTCAAGGTACAGAAGGTGAAGGCGGAAACGACGGTACTGCTACTCAAAACTATCCTGTACGTGTTGGCGGTTCTTATGCTAACGTATATGCAGGAAACAACGCTTCTACACACGCTTTATTAAATACTAGAATTGTAAAATGTTGGATTTCAAATAAAAATGCCGATGATTCTGGTACTCATAGTTGTTATGCTTTAGATGACAGCGGAAACTTATGGGCATGGGGAAACAATTCATCTGGTTCATTGGGCAATAACACTACAACTCAATTACAAAAACCTACAATTATTCCTAAAGCAACTTATTTTAACAATAATGCTATTGTTGCTTTTTGGTGTACAGGTGCTGCAAACGTATCATGTCATGCTTTAGATTCTGCAGGTAACTTATATGCTTGGGGTGAAAATACTTATGGTCAATTGGGATTAGGAAATACAACAACTCCTATTAACGTTCCAACACAAATTACAACTCCAACATTTACTGCTGCAACAAATGGTGCAATTGCAAAATTATTATGTGATCAATATACTAATTATGGAAGAACAGCAATTTTAACAGATAAAGGTAAAATATTTACAACTGGTTATAATGGTTATGGTTGGATGGGTAATGGTAATACAACAAACTTATCTACATTTACACAAATGGGCAGTGGCCCAGGTGCAGCGGCAAGTAATACTTCAACAAATATGTGGTTTACTGGTAATGGTCAATATCATAGTATTTTTATGCAAGATATTAATGGAGCAATTACTGCTGCTGGAAGAAATGTAAATGGTCAACTAGGTGATAACTCTACAACTGATAGATCGTCTGTAGTAACACCACTATGGAGACTTAGATCAAATAACTATAACTTACTTGACGTAAAATTTATTGGAGGTCATTCTTCTGCTGATAACCACAGAACACACGTATTAACAAATAATGGATTTGTTTTAGTTGCAGGTTCTAATAACAATGGTTGTTCTTCTATGGGATTTACGTCTGCAAACACTTATTCAAACGCATCTGCTAACAACATTGAAGAAAGTACACAAATTGTATTTCAATTACCAAGAATGTTAAATGATGCACAAGGAAACGTAGCTGAATTACAATCATTTGGTTACGGTACAACTAACTATTATTATAGACTTGAATTAAGAACAAATGATTATAGATATCAAAGTTCAGGATATTCAGGAAGTCAGTTGAGTTCACATCACTCATCTCCTACTGAATCTCAATTTCAAGTACCAGCATTAGGATAAATATAACAAATGTCAGCAACAATAGATTTAGGACGAATTAAATTTACACTACAAGGTGACTGGACATCATCGCAAGTGTATACTGTAGGTGATGTTGTTATTCATAAAAATAAATTATGGATAATGAAAAGAGCTTATGTTCCTAATAGTGTAAACAATTATGCACCTGGTAAAAAAACTACTGGTTATAATGATATAATAAGTAGAGATGACTTTAAAACTCGTTTATCTTATACTGATTACGATTTATTAAACGTAGGACAAAATACTCAACAGTACATAGGTGAACAAAATGCTGAACCTGGAATTAATGATGAATATGGTTACATAAACGCTAACCCTAATTTTTCTTATAACTATAGACAATATAAAAACGTTTATACAGTTAAAATTGCTTCAACTAAATTTCAAATTGACGGATCAACTGCTGGTCTTGCAAATACATGGTTGCAATTAAATGAAGATGAAACTTATGCTTTTGAACAACATGATGTTTCTAATTTAAATTATGCTATTAGTTTTAGTTTAACTGCAGAACCATCAGCAGTAAGTTTATATGCTGCTGGTTATGTTCAATATTATTTAAATAATCAAGTTGTAACTGAATCTACATATTTTTCAACATTTTTAAATTCAAATTTATTTAACAAATATAATAGCAGACGTGTTGAATTAACTGTTCCAATAGGAGCAACAAACATTTATCCATATTGTAATGCAACATCTGCTGTATTTACAGGTAGTGTTGGTGTACCAGTTACAAAATCTTGGGAAGGATATTTGTATTGGGACGAACTTAATACTAAATTAAATTTTAGAGGAGAGTGGAATCCTACAACACAATATTATCATAACGATTTAGTAACATATAAAAACTATACAAGTCATCAATTAGTTACTATTCCTTCTCCTAATAGATATGTAACAATGGGTAAAGAAATTTATAGATGTACAGTTGATAATATTAATACTCCTCCAGTATTTGGTGCAATGGAAAAAACAAGATCACCATTGATGACATCATCAACAAACACTTCAGGACGTTTAACAACTAACATTAATAGTAGACAAACTAAATGGGAAAACTTTTCAGGTGATGGTGATAACCAAGCAGGAGCATGGTTTCCAAATCAAGGCCCTATTGGTTGGTCTTATAAACATCATACTAATTCAGGTGGAAACATTTATGCTAACCAAAAATTTATAGATAAAAATGGAACTGTATGGACAAGAGGAGCAGGTTCTAACGGTGATATAGCAACTGGAGACGGTAACGTTATATCATATTTCCAAGAAATTTGTTTTAAATTTAGAGAATGGGATTCTTCAGAAGATAGAAATAGAAGTGGTACACAAAGTAGAAGAGGATTTAAATATACAAGACATGGTAACGTTCCAAAATGTACTCAAATAGAACAAGGTTATGGATATTCTTTATATCTATTTGATAACGGAGAAGTTAAACATAGTGGTTACGGTACTGAAGGACAAGGTGGTAATGGTAACTTTACTAGTTACTCTCAGGCTGTTAACGTAAATGGTCTTGAAGATGTAAGAATTATAAAAGTTGCGGCAAACATTTCGGGCGAAAATAACTTTCATACTTGTATGGCATTATCAGATAAAGGTGATGTTTATACTTGGGGTAACAACACAGTTGGACAATTGGCTACAGGTCGATTAGAAAACTGGGCAGCTGCTAAAAAAATACCAAGATTTTATTTTGATAATAAAAAAGTTATTGATATTGCAATTACAGGAGGTCCATCTGGTTACATTACTGCATTTGCAAGAACAAGAGATGATTGGCTTTATGGTTGGGGAAGAAATTCAAGTGGCTTATTAGCTACTGGAGATACTACAGATAGATATCGTCCATTTAAAATGACTGGATGGGATCCTGTTGCTAACAACGGTATTCAAGTATTTCAGTGCGTTGGTTGGGACACAAATGCTTGTTGTTTTATATTAGACGGTAATGGTTATATTTGGAGATCAGGTTACAATGGTTATGGTCAAGGTTTTGCTGCAACAAACACAGCTGTAACTACATGGACTATATCAACTACTGCACCAAGTGGAACTTTAGTTGACATGTGGTGTGTAAACTATAATAACTATACTACTATTTTTGCTCGTAAAAATGATGGTACAACATGGGTAGCAGGATATTCTGGTGCTCAGTATCTTGCTGGTAACAATACTACAAGTGGCGGTATATATCCTGCCGTACAATTAAATTCAAGATTAAACAATTTAAAAGAAGTTCATATTATAGGAACTGGAGGTGCTTCTGCTGATACAGCTGTGGCATATTATTTAATGGATAATGGTATGATGTTAACTCAAGGTTTTAATACAAGTGGTAGTTCACCAAATCCTTTAGCAGGAAGTAATGCTCCTTATAACGGTCAAGATGGAACTTATATTCCTTATAATTGTTATGTACCAGCAGGAACAAGAGTTGTATCTATTACTGGACAAGGATTATGGAGATATTCAGCAATTGTATCACCAAACTACTTTGGTTTAATTAATTTTCTTGCAACTGAAAATGGTCAAATATTTGGTTGGGGATATTCAGATACATACACATTAGGTCATAGTATATGGAATAATAGTAGTAATAATGGTGGAATTATGACTAATGGTGGAATAGGAAGATAAATATAAGGAGAACAAAATTATGGCAAATAAAATATTTCAATTAAAAAACATAGCATTGGGTGATAGTTATATATCTCCAAAACAAATTGATCCAAATTCTGAACAAAAATTAATTTTTATAGGAAATACAGAAACTCATGTTTATATTTCTTTTAATCCAGAAACAACAGAAATTACAGAAGGACAAGGTGATTTAGATGTTAGAATTTTAGATAACTCTAATGAAGATGATGCTAAAACATTAGAATTTTTAAAAGAAAATAGTTTTAATATTAAAACAGAATTTACAAATATTGAACAAACAATATATCAAAAATATAAATCTATATTACATATTTTAAGTTTAATGGCAGCAGGTGATAAAAATGTAATTGCAGATTTAACAGAAATTGAAAATAAAAAACAAGAATATTTAACAAGTTTAGGATTTTAAAAAATGGTTGCAATTCCAATTACCCCTATAAAACTTCAATGGAAAGGTCAATGGAGAACAAGAACACAATATTTTAAAAACGATGTTATTGTTTGGAAGGGTAAATCTTATAAATGTATTAGAGATATTCCTGTAGAATTTATTATTAAAACTACTGGTATAGTTAATACAAACAACTATTCTATAGAAACTCCTACATTAATTAGAAGAAGTCATAGACCTGATAATCAAAGATATTGGGTGTTATTCATTCGTTCAACAGATAGAGTTAAATTATGGAACTGGGCACAACAATATTTTCCAGGTGAAATGGTTAGATATCATGGTGCAGTATATCTTTGTGTTCAAACTACAAGAAATAAAAATACATTTGTAACTGAAACTTTATATTGGACACAAGTTTATCAATCACCACGTAGAGGAAAATATAGACATGAAGCAATTATATTTAATAATGCTGCTCCTTTAGGTTGGAAATATAACATGGGTGAAAATTGTTATGCTAAAGGTGATGCTCAATATAAATCTCAAGCTATTTGTTCAGATGGAACAGTACAAAATTTTGGTGGATATGACGTTTTAGGAAGAAATGGATTAGGTTCTGGATTAGCAACACAAACAGGATTAGGTAAACATCAACAAACAGCGTTTACATTTGTTGATTGGATTTCATCAACAGATACATCTGCATGGAATACAGCAGATCAAACAGGAAAATTAAATACTCCAGATGGTAAAGCACCAAAAGTAATTCAAATTGCTGCAGGTTATCAAGTTGCATTATATCTTATGAATAATGGTGAAGTATATTCATGCGGTGATAACGCACAAGGTGCTATGGGTGTAAATGATACAACTCAAAGAACATGGACTACTAGAGTTACTGCTACAGATACTACAGATTGGGTTGGTAACAATATTGCAAATACATTTAATCAAACTCAAATTGTAAAAGTTGGTGTATCATCTATGCAACAATCTGGTACAAACACAAATTGTTTTGCATTAGGTGCTGACGGAACAGTTTGGGTATGGGGATATAACAATCAAGGTCAATTAGGATTAGGTAATCCTTCTATAAACAACGTTGTTGACCAATCAGGTTTTTATTCTACAAGCGTATTAAGACCAAGAAGATTACCACAAGATTATTTTGATGGTAAAGCAATTGTAGATATGTGGAGTACAGGTTGTGGACAATCAAGATTTTATGCCTTAGATGAAGAAGGTATTATGTGGTCTTGGGGTAAAAACCAATACGGTGAATTAGGTCAAGGACATGGATCAGGTACTTATATTCAATATTATCCACATCCTATAACAGTAGATTTTAGATTGTATGGAGGAATTAAAAAATTCATGCTTACATCTAACAACGAAACTAATACAACTGCATGGATTTTAGATAATGAAGGTTGGTTGTGGGCAGCAGGATATGCTACTAACGGATCAGTTCCTGGAGTAGGTGCTGAAGGTGCTACAGATACTATTCAATGGGGTGCATTTAGAAGATTAGATTTCTTTATGAATGGTGATATTGATGAATTTTGGGTAGGCGGTTCAGATGCACAATGGGCTGTTATTAGACAAAAAAATACAGACATGGTATGGTCATTTAATGGTAACTATGCTGCAGGTTCTAGAGGTTCAGGAGTTAAACAAAACTATTGGTTTACAACTGGAGGTGAATCAAATGTATTTACATTTATTGAAGGGCCTAAAGGTTGTAAATTTGTTGCAGGTCATAGTATTTCCAGAAACGATGGATCATATCAATATGCTGATCCTATTATATTTGATGATGAAGGTGTAATGTGGGCAGGTGGAAGAAATATCTATGGATATCAATCACAAGGATTTGATCCAGGTGCTTCAGCAGCAGGTAATAACACTAACTGGAGTAACCAAGGTCCTAACTCACCTGATCAAGATTTATTTGATAATGAAATGAATTACGAAAGAAAACGTAAACTATTTGTTCCTTCAGGAACTTCTATTGTTGATGCACACGCATTTGGATTTGGTTCAACTCCGTTAATGGCATTTAGAGATGAAAATGGTAAAATATTATGGGTCGGTTATGATGGTACTAATCAACAAACATTTAACTATAGTAAATATCCATATTCTGCAACAACTACAGGCCCTAGATATATGATGCACAGCGGGCCTACTGACTAATAATTTTTATGAAAATTTTATATTATGGATATCAAAACAGAAACGCTTGAACAACATCGTAACGCAGAAAATCAAGAATTTGTAAAAGTTTTAATGTCTGGATCAATAAATCCAGAATTATATTCAATTTATCTTTTTAATCTTTATCAATGTTACGCTAGATTAGAAAAATATTGTATTGAGAATGGTCTTTTTAATCAACTTCCAAATATAGAACGAACATCTAAATTAGAATCTGATTATAAAACTTTATGGAAAAAAAACGAATTACCATACATTACTGATAGTACATTACGTTATCTTTACCATTTAGACGATATAAAAAACGATCCAGAAAAACTATTTTCTCATGTTTATGTTAGACACATGGGTGATTTATATGGTGGACAAATGATAAGAAGAAAAACCCCAGGACAAAATTCTTATCTTATTTTTGTAGAACCTGAACATTTAAAAAGATCAATTAGAGAATCTATAAATGAATATTATAAAACTTATCAAATAAATGTAGTTGCAGAAGCCAAATTATGTTTTGATTATGCAACAGAATTATTTAAGGAAATGAATGATTTGGGAAAATCTTATACAGTGTAAAGATAATATAATTAATATATTAAATAAAAATTGTGTAGAATACTTTGAAGAAGGTATGACACGATTTAATAAAGAAGGTTGGGTCAATCGTACATGGAAAAATGATTATGTAAGACGAGCTCATATAGATGTTGTAGATGCAAGAAATACAAAAGGTCTTTATATGATGCATGTTTGTTTATTTCCGGGTTTAACAAATAGTGGACCAATTTATGGATTTGATATTATTGCAGGTAAAAATAAAGTTACAGGCGCTTTTCACGATTTTTCTCCACTATTAAATAAAAATCACGATTTAACAAATTGGTTTATTCACGAAACCAAATGGTTTAAACCTAGTAAAGAGAGAGAATTACCAGATTGGGCTAAGGCAATCTTCAGTAAAGGAATGATTGCCGCTGGTAATATACAAGAAGAAAAAGAATTAAAACAAATTACTACTATGGCAGAAAGTAATTTAAACAATTACTTAGATAAAATAGTTAATCATAAAGATGAAGCAAATAAAGAAGATGTTATAAAAGCACAAAATTATTACTGTGAACATCAACGAAAAAATCCTCATACACCAAGAGTTATGTTGTCTTTGGGATTAAATGAACAAGATGTAGAGGTTTTTAATAAACACCATTTGTTTCCTGATATAAATAACTAATATACAATTAAGGAGTGAAAATGAAGTATTTAATATTTGCAATGGCGTTATTATGGTCGTCATTGTCGTTTGCGGACGATAACGCAACTGTTTCTGATTTACAAAAAAGAGTGCAAGCGCTTGAAAGTAAACAAGGACCAGAAATTTCAAAAGATTTATATATCAAAGGTCAAATACAATCCATTTACGATGATAAAACTTATAATAGTGGATTACATACAACAGGTCAAGTTCAAGTTGGTGCAAGTCATAACGTAGAAAATGGCAATTCATATTTTAATTGGATTGGTGCATCTGCAGTTTATGATACATATCACGAATTAGATCACACACAAGATAATACGTTTACTGCAAAACAATTAGGGTTTGGTGGTGATTACTATAGACTTGCGTTAGGTGAAACTGATATGCAAAGAATAGGTTTTGCAAAAACAGCAAAAGTAGGTATACCTTTAATTATAACTACACATAATTCTCGAATTGATCAAAATGAAAAAGTAGTTTTGGCAGTTGGTGGATTTCAATGGGACGATAAATTTGATTATAATGAATATCGTTTAAAAAAAGATTTTCCTATAGGTGCAATGATAGGTTACGATAAAGATACACATACTCAATATCGAAGTGTTACTGCAAATGTAAAATACTTTGATTTATCATATATGCAAATTGCAACACCAAATAGTCAGGCAGAAGATAATGTAACAGATTACTCTGGTAAAAAGAAAAATCAAGAAGGTTATTCTATTGGTGGACCTTTATTTCAATATGGTATACCAGTATTTTGGGGTGCAGAAATGTGGAACAATCATAATACAGGTTACTATTCTGTTAAACAAAACAGATATGACTATGAAGTATTTTATATGATTAACAAAGAATGGTTTACAAGTTTTCATAGAACAGAACATGATGATTTAGGTTATACTGGAAATTACTATGCTTTAGTGCGTGAGTTTTATACAAATCCCGCTGATGTAAATAAAAGACCTGATCAAAGACGTGGTGCTGAAGTAGGAGCATATTTGTATGATCAAACGCAAAGAAACCCTTATACAAATGCATATGTTAAAGATGGTCAACAAATAGTACTATCTGCATCATATAAGTTTTAAAGATATATAATCTCTATTATAATATTATAAATAGTAGAGATTATGGCACTTCCAGCAACAAGAGAAGATTTAAAACAATATGCTTTAAGAGCATTAGGACAACCTGTTATAGAAATTAACGTTGATGATGATCAATTAGAAGATAGAATTGATGAAGCATTACAATTATATGCACAGTATCACGTTGACGGTATTCGTAGAACGTATTTAAAATATCAATTAACAGATGCAGATAGAATTAGATTAACCAGTTCAACTGCATCATCAGAAACTGCAACTAGTGCTGATGGGTTTAGTTCAACTTGGTATGAAGCACAAAATTTTTTAGTTGTACCTCCTACTGTTATATCAGTTGTAAATATATTTCCGTTTTCAAATAAACAGACAATGAATTTTTTTGACGTAAGATATCAATTACGATTAAACGATCTTTATGATTTTGCCTCAACATCTATTATTAGTTATGATATGGTATTAAGACATTTAGATTTTTTAGATCAAATATTAGTAGGTATGAAACCAATTAGATTTCAACAACATGATAATAGATTGTATGTTGATATGGATTGGGTTAATGATATACAAGTAAATGAATTTTTTGTTATTGATTGTTATCGTAAATTAGATCCAAGTACATTTCCTGATGTTTTTAATGATATATGGTTAAAAAGATATACAATAGCAAAATTTAAACAACAATGGGGTGCAAATTTAATAAAATTTGATGGTGTTGTCATGTTAGGAGGTGTTAAGTTGAATGGAGAAAAAATATTTAACGATTCCCTTTCTGACATAGAAAAATTAGAAAAAGAATTAAGAGAAACATACGAAAATCCACCAGCATTTTTAGTAGGTTAAAACTATGCCTGTCAATCATTATTTCCAAGGAGGTCAAGGTATTGGAAGCCAATCAGAAAAAACTTTATTTGAAAATTTAATTATTGAGGGTATTAAGATATACGGATTAGATGTATATTACATGCCTCGTACACTCGTCAATCACGATTTAATTCTAGGCGAAGATAGTTCAAGTAAATTTGATCAGGCTTATAATATTGAAATGTATTTTGAAACTACTGAAGGATTTGCAGGTCAAAAAGAATTAGTAAGTAAATTTGGATTAGAAATTAGAGAAGATACAACATTTGTTGTTGCAAAAAGAACATGGCAACAAATGATTATACCTAGAAATCAAATAGTTTTAGGAAGACCTAATGAAGGAGATATTATATTTTTGCCTTTAATGAATAGTTTTTTTGAAATATTATTTGTAGAAGACCAAGAACCGTTTTTTCAATTGGGTAATTTGCCAGTATATAAACTTAGAGTACAAAGATGGCAATACAATTCAGAACCTCTTGAAACAGGTGTTCCTGTAATTGATCAAAATGAAAACACATTTTCACTTAATAATATTAAATATAATATGTTACTAGAAGGTGGAGATTGGATAGAAGGTGATGGTTCTGTTATATTAGAAGAATCACCAATTTATGGAGATCCAGTTTTTTTAATTGGAGAAGATGCAGTTGCAACTAATATTGAAGTACAATCACCTTATGCAGAAAATTTAGATTTAGATACAGCAGCAGGATTTGATCCTCATTCTGCAAATCAATTATTAGATTTTTCTGAAACAAATCCTTTTGGTCAACCAGGAGAAATATAAAAATGTTTGGAAATTATTTTTATAATGAATCTTTAAGAAAAATGACAGTTGCCTTTGGAACATTATTTAATAACATCGTTATTGAATCTCATAGTGCAACTGGTTCATTAACTAAAAGAATATTAGTTCCTCTTTCATATGCACCTAAAGAAAAATTTCTTGTGAGATTAGAACAAAAACCAGATTTAAATCAAAGACAATTTGCAATTACATTACCGAGAATGGGATTTGAAATTTCTGGAATTACTTATGATCCTGTAAGAAAATTAACAAGAGTTATAAAATATAAACAAGTACAACCTGGTTCAAACGGTAAAACTTACAATGTTAATTATGTTCCTGTACCTTATAATATAAGTTACAATCTTCATACATTTACTGCTACTGCAGAAAATGGTTTACAAATTATAGAACAAATATTACCTTTCTTTCAACCTGACTATACAATATCATTAAACATACTGCCAGATATGAATATTGTTAGAGATGTTCCGGTTGTATTAAATACAATAAATTACGAAGATAATTATAGTGGTGATTTTTCAACTCGTAGAGCTGTTATATATAATTTAAACTTTACTGCAAAAACTTACCTGTATGGCCCTATGTCGTCACAAAATGTAATTACAAAAGTACAAACAGATTTATCTGCTAAAGAAAATATTGTTCCTGATCATGCAAGAGATGATAGAATTATAGTAGTACCTAATCCACTTAATGCAAATCCTGATAGTGATTTTGGATTTACAACAACAATAACAAATTACCAAGATGGTAAAAAATATAATCCGGCAACTGATACTGATGTTTAATTATGACAAAATTAGAAGATAAAGTAAATGATATTTTAGGTATTACACCTAAAGATGAAAAACCTACATTAGAATCTGTAATTAAAATTTCTAATCCATCTGTACCTAGAGTACAAGATACAAGTAAATCAGATATTGATAATGATTACAAATATAGTAGAGACAACTACTATAATTTAATTGAAAAAGGTCAAGAAGCAATTGAAGGTATATTAGAAATTGCAAAAGAAGGTCAACACCCAAGAGCATATGAAGTTGCAGGTGCATTAATTGCAAATGTTGCACAAACTGTAGATAAACTTCAAGATTTACAAAAAAAATTAAAAGATTTAAAAGCAGCAACCAAATCAGCATCACCTCAAATTAAAAATGCACTGTTTGTAGGTTCTACGGCTGAATTGCAAAAAATGTTAAAAAACAAAAATGAAGATAATGAAAGCAAATGATAAATGAACGAAGTATATCTTGGCAATCCTAATCTTAAAAAAGCAAACGTTTCAGTAGAATTTACACAAGAACAAATACAAGAATTTGATAAATGTTCAAATGATCCTTTACATTTTATTCAAAATTATGTAAAAATTGTTTCTTTAGATGAAGGGTTAGTACCTTTTAAAATGTATGATTTTCAAAAAGATATGGTAGGTACCATGCATAGTAATCGTTTTACAATTTGTAAGTTACCTAGACAATCAGGAAAATCAACCACTATTGTATCTTATCTTTTACATTATGTTATTTTTAATCCAAATAGTAATGTTGCCATACTTGCAAACAAGTCATCTACTGCAAGAGATATATTAGGTCGTTTACAACTTGCATATGAAAATATACCAAAGTTTTTACAACAAGGCGTATTAAATTGGAATAAAGGTAGTATTGAATTAGAAAATGGTAGTAAAATAGTAGCAGCGGCAACATCTTCTTCTGCAATTCGAGGAGGTTCTTATAACATTATATTCTTAGACGAGTTTGCTTTCGTACCTGCTACAATTGCAGAACAATTTTTTAGTTCAGTGTTTCCTACAATTTCATCAGGTAAAAATACAAAAATGATTATTGTATCTACACCTCATGGTATGAATATGTATTATAAACTATGGACTGATGCAATTAATAAACAAAATGATTATGTACCTATAGAAGTTCACTGGTCAGAAGTACCAGGTCGTGATGAAAAATGGAAAGAAGATACAATACGAAATACAAGTCCAGAACAGTTTCAACAAGAGTTTGAGTGTGAATTTTTAGGATCTATAGACACTTTAATTTCTTCAAGTAAAATAAAAGTTATACCTTATTTAAAACCTATACAATCACAAGGCGGATTAGATATATTTGAAAGACCTGATAAAGAAAAAATTTATGTTTGTACAGTTGACGTTGCAAGAGGAATTACAAAAGATTATTCTGCATTTATTATATTTGATGTAACCAAAATGCCATATAGAGTGGTTGCAAAGTATAGAAATAATGAAGTTAAACCTTTGGTATTTCCAAATATTATAGAACAAACTATTAAAGGATATAATCGTGCTCATACACTTGTAGAAGTAAATGATTTAGGAGGACAAATATCTGATGCATTACAATTTGATTTAGAATATGATAATTTATTAATGACTACACAAAGAGGTCGTGCTGGTCAAGTATTAGGAACTGGATTTAGTGGTCGTGGTAGTCAATTAGGAATTCGTATGACTAAACAAATTAAAAAAATAGGTTGTTCAAATTTAAAGACAATTATAGAAACTGATAAACTAATGATAAATGATTTTAATATTATTGAAGAAATGTCAACGTTTGCAAGAAGACATAATTCATGGAAAGCAGAAGAAGGTTGTAATGATGATTTAATGACTTGTCTTATTTTATTTGGATGGTTATCAAATCAACCATATTTTAAAGAATTAAGTAATTCAGATGTACGTTCAAAATTATACGAAGATCAATCTAAAATAATAGAACAAGATATGGCACCTTTTGGTTTTATAGATGATGGTATTACAAAAGAAGAAGATCAACCGTTTAAAGATGAATATGGAGAGGTTTGGAATCCTGTAGTACATAGAGGTGAGGGGGGCGAAAACTATTAAAAAAACGTCAAAATTTATCATTTTATAAATAGGTATAGTTGAAGTTTTGACTATGGGCGTATTAATAATACGAGTGTTGAAATATATGTATATAGAGTTAATTTTTAATAGGAGATAAACCGAATGGCATTTCAAGTATCACCAGGTGTTCTCGTACAAGAAAAAGACTTAACTAGAATTATACCAGCAGTATCTACTTCGGTGGGTGCAATCGTGGGTGATTTTAGACAAGGACCTTTAGATGAAGTTGTAACAGTATCTAGCGAACAAGAGTTAGTTGAAACTTTTGGAAAACCAGACTCAAATAATTTTGAGTATTTTTTTAGCGCAGCAAACTTTTTACAATATTCTAATTCACTAAGAGTAGTACGAACACAAAATACTGGTATTTTAAACGCAGTAGCTTCAGGATCAGCTATTGTTATAAAAAATGATGTAGATTATACAAACAATTATGCTGCTGGACAGGGATCTGTCGGAGAATGGGCAGCAAATACTGCTGGTGCATGGGGTAACAATATTGGTGTTTCAATTTGTCCTTCTGCAACTGCATATGAAAATACAAACGTAACAACTGTAGCAACAGCAACCCCTGCTGTAGGTGATACAACTATCACTCTTACTAGTGCTGCAAATGTTAAAGTAGGAGACATTATAGCATTTTCGACAACTGCTTCTGGAACTGATTTTAATGACGGGTATCAATATAAAGTAACTAACGTATCAACAAATACAATTACATTTGTAAGATATCCATCAGGTAATGGTGGTTTACAAAGAGCAGTTTTAACTGGAAGTACAGTTAGAAGAAGATGGGCATTTTTCGATTTCGTAAACGGTGCTCCTGGAACTTCACCATTTGTTTCTAATTTAAGTGGATCAAATGACGAAATACATGTAGTAGTTTATGATGCAACAGGATCAATTTCTGGAACAGCAAATACAGTTTTAGAAACTTATTCTCGTGTATCATTAGCTTCTGATGCTAAATCACCACAAGGAGATACAAACTATTATCCAACAGTAATATTTAATAAATCAAATTACATTTATTGGATGGATCATACTGCTGGTGGATCAAATTGGGGTAATACTGCTGCTGGAACAACATTTACATCAATAACTGCACCAGTAACTACTTTGTTATCAAATGGTAATGATGGTTCTAATGCAACTGATGCTCAAAGAGTAACAGGTCTACAAAAATTCTTAGATTCAGAAACAGTGGATATAGGATTATTAATTGGAGGACCTTCTTCTAATGTATCAATTGATAGTACTATAACAATTGCTGAAAACAGAGCTGATACCGTTGCATTTGTATCACCTTATAGATCAGACGTTGTTAATATTACAAATTCTGAAACACAAACATCAAACATTATCAATACTGCAAGTTCGATTAGATCATCGTCTTATGTTGTAATTGATAGTGGTTACAAGTATCAATACGATAGATATAATGACGTATATAGATATGTACCATTGAATGGAGATATCGCAGGATTAGCAGCAAGAACAGATTTAGTTGCTGATGCGTGGTATTCACCTGCTGGTCTTAATAGAGGTGTTATTAGAGGTGCAGTTAAACTTGCATATAATCCTAATAAAACTCAAAGAGACGATCTATACAGAAACAGAATCAATCCAGTAGTAACTTTTCCTGGACAAGGAACTGTTTTGTTTGGAGATAAAACAGGATTGAGTTCTCCATCTGCGTTTGATAGAATCAACGTAAGAAGATTGTTTATTGTTTTAGAAAAAGCAATATCTACTGCTTCTAAATTCCAATTGTTTGAATTTAACGATGAGTTTACTAGAGCAAACTTTAGAAACATCGTTGAACCATTCTTACGAGAGGTACAAGGAAGACGTGGTATAACAGACTTCTTAGTAGTTTGTGACGCAACTAATAATACAGGCGATGTAATTGATAGAAATGAATTTGTAGCAGAAATATATATTAAACCTGCTAGAAGTATCAACTTTATCACATTATCATTTATAGCAACCCGAACTGGCGTTTCCTTCTCGGAAGTGGCTGGTGGTTAATTTAGAATAGGAGAACAAAACAATGGCTAATATAAATGACTTCAAATCTAAACTATCCGGCGGTGGCGCTCGTGCTAACCAGTTTAAGGTAACTATGCCTTTCCCTGGATATGCTCAAGTTGGTGGAGAAATCGAAACTCTTGCATTTTTATGTAGAGCTTCAGCAATTCCCGCTATGACATTGGGTGAAGTTGATGTTAAATTCAGAGGTAGATCAATTAAGATTGCAGGTGATAGATCATTTGCAGATTGGAACGTTACTGTTTACAACGATTCAGATTTCTTATTAAGAAATGCTTTTGAAAGATGGCAAAACGGTATCAACAATATGACAGATAACGAAGGATTAACAAATCCTGCGGATTATCAAGTAGATGCGTTTGTTGACCATTTAGATAGAAATGGTAATACAATTAAATCATACACTCTTAGAGGTGCTTTTCCAAAAGACATCGCTGCGATTGAATTGAATTATGACGAACAAACTCAAATTGAACAATTTGTTGTTACTTTTGCATATCAATATTTTGAAACTTCAACTACAACTTAGTAGTTAATTAAAAGGGGCCGCATTAAAAACGGCTCCTTTTAGATTACTAAATATACTATGATAAGGAATACATAATGGCTGATTTATTCGGATTCTCGATTACGAGAAAAAAGAAACCAGAAGATCCAAAACAATTTTTTACTACTCCACAAGCAGATGACGGCACTACGGTCGTTGCTTCTGGAGGTTTTTTTGGACAATACTTAGACTTAGAAGGTACAGCAAAAAATGAAGCAGACCTTATAAGACGATATAGAGAAATTTCATTACATCCCGAATGTGATCAAGCAATAGAAGATATTTGCAACGAAGCAATTGTATCTAATGAAGAAAAAGATGCGGTAAGAATATTATGTGATACCATTCCTTTTAAAGATCCTGTTAAAAAGAAAATAGACGAAGAATTTAAAACCATATTACATTTATTAAATTTCAGTACAAAAGGTTTTGAAATTTTTAAAAGATGGTATGTTGATGGAAGAATATATTATCAAAAAGTAATTAATAGAGAAAATCCAAAAGAAGGTATTACAGAATTAAGATACATTGATCCTAGAAAAATTAAAAAAGTTAGAGAAGTTAAAAAAAGTAGAAACAATGTAGATTTAGCAATTATAAGTGAATATGAAGAATATTACATGTTTAATGAAAAAGGAGTTGCAGGATCGACCTCAGGTTCTGGAATAAGAATTGCTGCTGATACAATTACATTTTGTTCTTCAGGATTAGTAGATCAAAATAAAAATATGATGTTATCATATTTACATAAAGCAATTAAACCTGTTAATCAATTAAGAATGATTGAAGATGCAGTTGTAATTTATCGTATTGCACGAGCACCTGAAAGAAGAATATTTAAAATTGACGTAGGAAATTTACCTAAACAAAAAGCAGAACAATATTTGAGAGATGTTATGGCTCGTTATCGAAATAAACTTGTGTATGATGCTAGTACAGGTGAAATTCGAGATGACAGAAATTATATGAATATGTTAGAAGATTATTGGTTACCTACGAGAGAAGGTGGTCGAGGAACTGATATTACTACTTTACCTGGTGGTGGAAATTTAGACCAAATTGCAGACATAGAATATTTTCAAAAGAAACTTTATAGATCATTAAATGTTCCTGTAAGTAGATTAGAATCAAATAGTGGTTTTAATATGGGACGTTCAACTGAAATTACAAGAGACGAATTAAAATTTACTAAATTTGTTCAAAGACTTAGAAAAAAATTTACTGAAATGTTTAATGACATTTTAAAAACTCAATTAATCCTTAAAGGTGTTATTGCAGAAGAAGATTGGGCATTAATAGGATCTAAATTACAATATGACTTTTTACAAGATGGACATTTTGCTGAGTTAAAAAATAGTGAAATGTTAAAAGAACGTATTGGTTTAGCAGATATAATGGAAAAATTTGTAGGTAGATATTTTTCACATGAATATGTTAGAAAATCTATTCTTCAACAATCACAAGCAGAAATTGATGAACTTAATACACAAATTAAAAAAGAAGGTTCTGATAAAGAACATGATGCTAAATTTGGACCTGAAGCAGATGAAAAAATAGATGCAGCAGTAAGTGCTAATTTGACTAAGAGTGAAGAATTGATTAATACTACAAAAGAAATTATTGATGGAAAATGGTAATGATTTATGAAAGACAAGTCTAAATTACTTGTTGAAAAAAAACTTTTATTATCTTTAACTGAAAAAACAAAAGACGAAATAAAAGTATTAAAAAATCAATTAAACATAGTAAAAAATAACGTTAAAGATACTGTTCTATTAGAACAAGAAAATAAGGAACTATTTCTTTCTCTTACTGAAAAATCAAAAGATGAAATTAAATTAGTTAAAGCAAAAATTAATTTTTTAGAAGAAAATTCTATTAAAGGTGATAAGGGAGATAAAGGTGATAAAGGAGATAGAGGGGATAAGGGTGATAAAGGAGATCCCGGAGAAACTCCAAACATAGAACCTTTAATTCAAAACTTAAATGAATTATCTGATAATATACAAAAAAGAGTATCAAGAATTACAGGTTCTCTTGCAAATGTAGGTAGAGGAGGAACTGGTTCTGGTTCATACTGGCTGTATGATTTAGGTGATACAGATTTATCTTCAATAAAAAATGCTAGTAATAATCAAATATTAAAATTTGATGGTGCATTAAAAAAATGGATAGCTGCAGACAATATTGCATCTGGCAATTATGCAACTATTAGTTATGTAGATACATCAATTAATAATTTAATAGGTGGTGCTCCTAATACTTTAAATACTTTAAAAGAATTAGCAGATGCAATAACGGGTGATGAAACATCTATAGGAAATATATTTACAAGTTTATCTCAAAAAGCAAATACATCTAGTTTAGCACCTGTTGCCTTTTCTGGTAGTTATAATGATTTAACAAATGTACCTCTTGCAGCTGCACAAGATTTAGTTACTACTATAACTAAAACATTAACTTTAACTACTAATTGGCAAGACACAGGAATTCAAAGTAATAATTTAGCAACTGGAACTTATGTTATACAATTATTTGCAAACGATTATGCTTCAGGAGGAACAAACTTAAATGAGTATTATTCAGGTATAATGAGTTGGTATTCAAGTACAACAAGTTCATCACAAGTACTTCCTACTGACGAAATTCAATTACATAGGGCAGGTGCTCAAAATGATGGTAATTTATATTTAAGAACGTTTAGGTCACCTACAATACAAGGAACAAATTTAAAATTACAAATATATTCTAACGTAAATAACGCATCTTCATCAAACTATGTATTTAATTTTAGACGATTAATTTGATATAAATATTACAGTTCATAGAGGGATTTAAATGGCATTTAAAATAAAAGACGGACTCCGTATAGGAACCGTAGATGTATTCAATAACTCAGGTGTTTTACAAGTAAACGCACCAACAGCTACAACACTACAATACTCCAGAACAATTAATGGCGTAGGTTTTGATGGTAGTGCAAATATTAATATTACTGTACCCACATCAGGTATTACTGGATTAGGTACAGGTGTTGCAACATTTTTAACAACTCCTACTTCAGCAAATTTATTAAATGCAGTTACAGATGCTACAGGAACAGGTCAATTAGTATTTGGTACTAGTCCTACTTTTACTACTAGTATTTTATTATCAGGTTCTTCTTCAGGTACTACAACACTTCAAGCATATACAACTGCTTCAGGAACTTTAACTTTACCTGCAACAACAGATACACTAGTAGGTAAAGCAACTACAGATACTTTAACAAATAAAACTTTAACAAGTCCTGTTATTTCTACAATTGTAAATACGGGAACATTAACTCTACCTACATCTACTGATACTTTAGTAGGTCGTGCAACAACTGACACATTTACAAATAAAACATTTGATACTGCTGCAACAGGTAACATATTAAAAATTAATGGAACAACTATAAGTGATAAAACGGGATCAAATAAAGTTGTATTAGATACTTCACCTACAATAAGTTCACCTACAGTTAATAGTGGAGTTTATTTAAATGGTAGTGTATCAGGTACAACAATATTACAAGCATCATCTTCTGCAGGAAGCAATACATTAACTTTACCTGCAAGTTCAAACGATACATTAGTTGGTAAAGCAACAACAGATATATTTACAAATAAAACTTTTGATACAGCTGGTACAGGAAATGTATTTAAAATTAATGGAACATCAATTACAGATACAACTGGATCTGGTAAAGTAGTATTAGATACTAGTCCAAATATTTCAACTTCTATAACTACTTCAGGTTCATCATTTGATTTATTAAATACCAATGCAACTACAATTAATTTTGGAGGTGCAGCAACTACATTAAACATTGGTAAAAGTGGTGGAACAACATATATTTTAGGTAATTTGGATGTAAAAGGTACAACAACTACAATTGAATCAACTACAGTACAAACTGTAGATAAAGTTATTATATTAGGTTATTCGACAACTCCAAGTGATGTAACTGCAGATGGTGGTGGAATTCAATTAGATGGAACAACAAATAAAACTATTTTATGGAATACTTCTAATAATGCTTGGAATTTTTCAGAACATGTTAATTTAGCAACTGGAAAATCTTTTTATATTAATAACAATAGTGTATTATCTTATAATACTTTAGGTTCAGGTGTAATAAATTCTTCTTTAACTTCAGTTGGAACATTAACTGGTGGTACTTGGAACGCAAACATAATTGGTTCTACATATGGAGGAACAGGTGTTAATAATGGTTCTAATACAATCACTTTAGGTGGTAATATTAGCACTGCAAATTCTTTTAGTACAAATGGTAATTACGCATTAACATTAACTACTACTAATACAACAAATGTTACATTACCTACAACAGGAACTTTATCTACCTTAAGTGGAAATGAAACACTTGCAAATAAAACTTTAACATCACCTGTAATTTCTAGTATTGTTAATACAGGTACTTTAACTTTACCTACATCTACTGATACATTAGTAGGAAGAAATACAACAGATACACTTACAAATAAATCATTCAATAGTTCAATTGATTATAAAACAAGTGCAACTACAATTGCAAGTGAAAATGTAATACAAACTACTGTTACTACTACTTCTGCAACAACTGTAGATTCTTGGGCAAAAGCAACTTACCGTTCAGCAAAATATGTTATTCAAATTACTCAAGGAACAAATTATCAAGTAAGTGAAATTATGATGACACAAGATGGAACATCTACATATATGACTGAATATGCTGTGTTAGAAACAAATGGAAGTTTAGCTACATTTACAAGTAGTATATCTGGTGCAAATGCTGTATTAACTGTAACAATGGGAACTGCAACTTCGGCAACTATAAATATTACTAGAACATTAATAGTTGTTTAATATGAAGATTTAATAATCTTCATTTCGTGGATAGGGAAACGAAATGACAAATGAATTTAAAACAAAAAACGGTTTAATCACACAAACCTTATCGATTCAAGGCGCAAGTAATTTACAATTTTATAATTCAGGAAATACTTTTTATACTGCTTTTAAAGCAGGTTCACCTACATCAAATGTAATATGGACTCTTCCCTCAACAGATAGTACAGGAACACAAGCATTAGTAAGTAATGGTTCTGGTACGTTAAGTTGGCAAAATTTAACTACAGGAACTGTTAC